TAAAGTCGAATCGTTTAATGAAATATCTGGAAAAAAAGAAGAGATATTACTAGACAAATCATACGTTGCAATTGTGGAGAATCCATTCTATTCAGTAATGAATTCACCAAATTCAACTATGAGAAGACTATCAAGAAAACTAGCATTACTCGATATCACAGATGAGCAAAATAGTTCTGGTAAATTAGACATGATTATTCAATTGCCATACGTGATTAAATCAGAAGCAAGAAAGCAGCAGGCAATTGAACGACGTAATGACATTGAAACACAATTAGCAGGAACAAAGTATGGAATAGCGTATACGGATGGAACCGAGAAGATAACTCAGCTTAACCGTTCAATAGATAATCAATTAATGAGTCAAGTGGAGTACCTAACGAGTATGCTATATAGCCAGTTGGGGATAACAGCAGAGATTCTTAATGGAACAGCAAATGAACAGGTTATGTTGAATTATAATTCTAGAATTATAGAGCCAATTATGTCAGCCATCACTGATGAGATGACAAGAAAATTTATTAGTAGCACTGCAAGATCCCAAGGGCAAAGCATTATGTTCTTTAAGGATCCTTTTAAGTTGGTTCCAGTTAACAACATGGCAGACATTGCTGATAAATTTACAAGAAATGAAATTCTTACTTCAAATGAAATAAGAGGAATCATTGGGTTCTTACCATCAGAAGATCCAAAAGCAAATGTTCTTAGAAACAAGAACATAAACGCATCGACTGATGAATTGAATAGTCCTCAGCAGCAAACCGTTGATGGTGACTACTCAGATCAATATGGTCCCTAGCAATTAAAGAGAAAGGAAATCAAAATGAAAGGTAAAAACGAAACATATGATTTTAGTGGCTGGGCTACTAAAAACAATATTTTATGTACTGATGGACGAACCATTAGAAAAGATGCATTTGCACATGATAATGGTAAAGTAGTTCCTTTAGTGTGGATGCATGAGCATGATGAACCTGAAAATGTTCTTGGTCATGCTCTACTTGAGAATAGGCCTGAAGGTGTTTGGGCTTATGGAAAATTCAATGATACAGATAATGGAGAGAGATGCAAAAAATTAGTTAAACATGGAGATATTAAATATATGTCCATATTTGCAAACCACTTAAAACAGGATAGTGGCAAAAATGTTATGCATGGCTCTATTAAAGAAGTTAGTTTGGTTCTAGCAGGTGCAAACAATGGAGCAACTATTGAGAATGTATTATTAGAGCATTCAGATGGTTGGGAAGAATTACCAGACGAAGCTGAGATTAATTATTTTCAGGCAATTGATAGTAATGATATTGAAGTTAAGCACTCAGATTCTAAAGAAGAATTAGAAGATGAGAACAAAGAAGATACTGAACTAGAACATAGTGCAGAGAAAGAAGGAATACAAAAAATGGAAAAAAAAGGAACAAAATCAGATGCAACACCATCAGCAAATAGTGGCAACGATGAAACTGTTGAAGATGTATTCAATACGTTAAGTGATAAGCAAAAGAAAGTTGTTATGTTTGTTATTCAGCAGGCTATTGAAGAAGCTACAAATGGTGGAGATTCAGAAGATGAAAGCGCGCAACATAGCGACAGAGGAGAAGGTTATATGAAACATAATGTGTTCGAAGACAATGATACAGAAGATACTTCTACAGTTCTTTCCCATGATGATATGAAAGCAATCATCGAGGATGGAAAAAAATATGGTTCTATTAAGGAATCATTGTTAGCACATGCCGATACATATGGTATTAATAACATCGACATGCTGTTCCCAGATGCAAAGGCAACAACTGATTCACCAGATTTTATTAAGCGTGAAACAGCATGGGTTGCAACTGTTATGACTGGTGCTAAGCATAGTCCATTCTCTCGTATTAAATCCGTATTTGCAAATATTACAGCGGATGAGGCAAGAGCTAAAGGTTATACAAAGTCTCATAAGAAAGTTGAAGAAGTTATTTCTTTGTTAAAGAGAAGTACTACTCCTACAACCATTTATAAGAAGCAGAAGATGGATCGTGACGATGTTCTGGATATTACAGACTTTGATGTAATTTCTTGGCTTAAAGGTGAAATGAGAATTATGCTGGATGAGGAAGTTGCACGTGCGGCCTTGATTGGGGATGGAAGACTTGCATCTTCTGATGATCATATTCCTACAGATAATATTCGTCCTATTGCAACAGATGATGATCTTTATACTGTTAAAGTTTCAGTCGATGGATCGAAGCCTGTTGATTATAAAGAACTCATTAAGAATATTATTAGAGCACACAAGGAATATAAAGGTTCTGGGACTCCTACAATGTTTACAACAGAAGATGTACTTACAGAGATGTTGTTGCTTGAGGATAGTCAGGGTCATCCTCTGTATGAAGATGCCACTAAACTGGCTACAAAGTTAAGAGTAGCTAATATTGTTACTGTTGAACCAATGGAGAATACAGAATATTTAGCTATTATTGTTAATATGGGTGATTACACATTTGGTGCAGATAAGGGTGGAGAAGTTAATATGTTCGACGACTTTGATATCGACTACAACCAGCAGAAGTATCTGATTGAGACTCGTTGCTCAGGTGCATTAACAAAGCCATACTCTGCAATTTGTGTTAAGAAGGCTGTTGCTCCAGGTGCTGGTGCATAATTCAAAATGAAAGTAAATGAGGTCAGCAATAATGTCTAGATATTATGGGAATATTGGATTTGTAATTCAAACTGAAGTTTCACCTAGTGTGTATATGCCATCAATTGTTGAAAAGCCATATAAAGGTGAAATTCTTAAAGTCACAGTTAATTACAATAATGAAACCAAAGTAAACGATGATATTTCATTAAATAATAGCCTTAGCATTATTGCTGATAAATTTGCTTATGACAATATTGGATATATGAAGTATGTTACATGGATGAACAATAAGTGGAAAATTACAAGTTTTTCAGTTGACTATCCTAATATTACTTTATATATGGGAGGATTGTATAATGGCTGACAGACTAAAGCTCGACAGCGAATTGTCTAAAATATTAGGATCTCGTAACCTATACTATCAACCTCCATCTAATATTAAAATGAAGTATCCATGTTTTGTTTATAGTTTAAGTGATCCAACAATTAAGTATGCGGACAACTCTACATACTTTTATATAAATCACTATCAAGTAATTTATATTGATTCAAACCCAGACAATGTAAGTATAATTATTGGCAAAATGCTAGGAACGTTTGACAGAATATCTGTTAATACCCCATATGTTGCTGATAATTTAAATCATTGTCCATTTAATTTATATTATTAGGAGGAAAAATAATATATGGCAGGTAAAAAATTAACATGGGATGCTACTGGACTTCATCTATATGAAACAGGTGTTGACAGAGGCGTTCTTTATCCACAGGTTGCCGGAGCTTATCCTTTAGGTGTAGCCTGGAATGGTATTACAGCATTTACAGAATCACCAGCAGGCGCAGATGCTCAAGATAAGTATGCAGATAATATTAAGTACTTAACGTTACGTGCTGCTGAAACATTTGGTGCTACTCTTGAAGCATACACATACCCTGATGAATTTATGGAATGTGATGGATCTGCTGAACTTGTTCCAGGTGCAAAAATTGGTCAGCAGAAGAGAAAACCATTTGGTTTATCGTATAGAACAATGCTTGGTAATGATACAGACAATGAATCTTATGGCTATTTGATTCATCTTGTATATGGATGCACTGCTTCTCCATCTGAGAAAGCATATGCTTCAGTTAATGATTCTCCAGATACTGTTGCATTTTCATGGTCAATTTCTACAACACCGGTAACAGTTACTGTTGCGGGAAAAGACTATAAGCCTACAGCAACTTTAGTTATTAATTCTACAAAGGCAACTCCAGCTGGTTTAAAAGCACTTGAAGATGCTTTGTATGGATCAGACACATCAGATGCACGTTTACCACTTCCTGAAGAAGTAATGACACTGCTTAATAAGGCAGCGTAAATCAAAATGGAAGTTGAAAAGAGTCTTGAAACATAGACTCTTTTTTTATTTATTAAAAATATAGAAAAAGGAGACTAATAAAATGATTAAGAAAACTATTACGTATACAAATTTTAACGATGTCGAAGTAACTGAGGATTTTTATTTTAACCTCAACAAGTATGAAATCATTAATCTTCAATTTACAGAAGATGGTGGAAACTTTGAAGAACTTGTAACTAAAATTATTAACGAAAAAGACAACCAAAAGATTTTAGCAATGTTCCAAGAATTAATTATGAAATCTTATGGTGAAAAGACACCAGATGGAAAACGCTTTATTAAGAAAGATCCAGTTGATGGTCATTTACTTGCTGAAGATTTTGTTCAGTCAGCAGCATATGATCAGTTCTTCTTAGACTTCCTCAAAGATGATTATGCTTCAAAGTTCGTTACAGGTCTTGTCCCAGCTGACATGGCACAAGAAATCGAAAAGATTAAGGCTAATAATGCTGATACACCAGTAGTTGCACCATTAATAACACCAGCTGCATAACATGCTTTCAATTACTATTAAAGGTAAGTCTGAGTTATGGGACCCAGTTAAAGAAGAATTTAGATCAGCAAAAGACACAACCATTACTCTAGAGCACTCTTTAGTAAGTATATCAAAGTGGGAATCAAATTGGCGCAAACCATTTTTTAAGAGGGAACCAAAAACAACAGAAGAGTATCTAGATTATATTAAATGTATGACAATTACACAGAATGTACCAGACGATGTGTATTACTGCCTGTCAAAAGACAATATTATTGAAATACAAAAGTATATAGATGCTTCATTAACTGCAACATGGTTCCAAAAGCAAAACAATAAGGGATCCAATAGAGCAATAACAACTTCAGAAGTTATATATGCTCAAATGGTAGAATATGGGATCCCTTTTGATCCTTGCCAAAAATGGCATATTAGTAGATTACTAACCTTAATAAGGGTGTGCTCCGAAAATAATAATCAACCAAAAAAGATGAGTAAAAATGAGGTTAGCAAAATGTACTCATCTATTAATGCACAAAGAAGAGCAGCAATGCATTCTAAAGGATAATTTTATATGGCCAAGATAGTTAGTTTAGAAGTTTCAGGTAGTTTTATTAAGACTGAAAAATTTTTTAATAGAATTTTATATTCTATTGACCCAGTCATTATACTAAATCGTTATGGTAAACAAGGAGTAGAACTTTTAAAAAGTAATACACCTATTGATAGTGGGAAAACTTCCGAGTCTTGGTCATATTCTATTTCTAAAACCAATAGTGGATATTCTATAAATTGGTTTAATAGCAATAGGAATGAAGGAGTTCCCATTGCTATTATTCTTCAATATGGTCATGCAACAAAAAATGGAAGTTGGGTGCAAGGAACTGATTATATAAATCCTGCAATCAAGTCCATTTTTTCAGATATGGCCAGTTCATTATGGAAAGAGGTGACTAATAAATGAGCTCGAATATTGATGAACGAGTTGTTTCAATGAAGTTTGACAATAGGCAATTTGAAAGTAATGCCAAACAATCTATTAGTACCTTAGGTCAACTCAAAGATGCTCTTGACTTTAAGAAAACACAACAAAATTTAGCTCAATTAAGTGACTCTTTCAATGGGATTGATCTTAGTGGATTATCAAATTCTGTTGATATGATTAAAAACAGATTCTCAGCAATGGGAATTGCTGGAATGACAGTTATTGAAAATCTTACAAATAAAGTAACAAATTCAGTTCTTAATATGGCATCAACATTAAAAAGTTCACTGTTTAATGGAGGATGGTTAAGAGCAAGTAATATTGAAAATGCTAGATTTCAGCTTCAAGGTCTTGGAATTTCATGGGAGGCTATTCAAGATGATTTAAATTATGCGGTTCAGGATACTGCATACGGTCTTGATTCAGCAGCTAAAGCTGCGTCTCAGTTATCGGCTTCTGGTATCACTATTGGGGACAACATGAAGACAGCTTTAAGAAGTATATCTGGTTTAGCTGCCATGACTAATAGCACATACGACGATATAGGGAATATTTATACAAGAATTGCTGGCAATGGTCGTGTAATGGCAGTTGATCTTGAAAGTTTCTCAGCCAGAGGTATAAATGTAGCTGCTGCATTAGGTACACAATTAGGAAAAACAGAAAAACAGATTCGTGACATGACCTCAAATGGAGATATTGATTTTGCTACATTTGCAAAATCTATGGACAATGCATACGGTGAGTTTGCAAAGTCTTCAAATAATACTTTTGATGGTGCACACAGCAATATGCAATTTGCAATGAAAAAAATTGGCGCCGAAGTATTTACTCCACTTAGAAATAACTGGAAGCAAAATGATACCGATTTAACTTCTTTATTCAATCATGTAAGAATATCAATAAATACAACAAAAACTAACTTAGAACCATTTCTTCAATCTCTGATAACTTTAAATGAAAAATGGATATCTTATGTTAATAATTTCATTGATAAAGGTGGATTATTGTCCCTTATAAATGCAACTGGTAATGGTCTTACTGGAATATGGTCGATAATAAAGCCTATTGGCCAAGCATTTGGTGATGTTTTTGGAATAAAGACTTCAGACCAACTAGCAGACATTGCCAAAAAAATAGAAGAGTTTACAAAAAAACTAATATTAAGTGATGAGGCGAGTCAAAGAGTAAGAGACACTTTCAAAAGTATATTTGGTGTTGCAAAAATTGTACTCGATCCGATTGTTGATCTTGCTAAAAAACTTGCAGATATAATATTTGGAATTTCAGGATCTGAAAAACGAATTGATCAAGTTGCGAAAGCTTTTCAGTCATTTTCTAGTGTTGTTGTGTCAACAGTAAAACCAGCATTTGAAGTTATTGCAAGTATTATTGAAAAGATTGGAAACTGGTTTACAACGCCTACAGGTAAGACTCTTACCTCGGGTGAAGCAGCTAATAAAATAGCAAATAGTATTGCTAAAATAGCAGATTCGTTTTACAAAATAGCTTCCCAAGTAAAACTAGTAGATATATTTACAGCTTTTGAAAAAGTTGTAAATATGATTTTATCTGGAAGTATATTAGTAGCTTTAACAAAACTTGTTAATATATTTAAATCTTTAAATATTACAGGTATGACATTAGCATCTATGTCTACAAGTTTATTGAAGCTTGCTGGAGCATTATTATTAATGTCATTTGCATTAAGCATAATATCGGATATTGATCCAGGAAATTTAATAAAATCATTTGGTGCTATTGCTGGCCTTTTGGTTGTAATGGCAACAGTTATTGCAAAATTGAATAAAGTATTAGGAAAAGCATCAGAATCAAAAGGGAAAGTTGGTCTTGTTAAACAAGCACTACAAAATCTTGGAGATGTATTCTCTAGTCTTGCTGATGCAATAAAAATTTCTTCAGTTATAGCAATTGCCATCGGTGTCGATATTTTAGCTAGTGCTATGAAAAAGATTAGCCAATTGAGTGATGGACAAGTTGTAGTTTCATTTGGGGTTGTTACCGCTTTATTATTTGAACTTGTTGCTGTTATAAAAATCTTAAATAAAACTAGTGGATTTAGTGGAAAAGGTATTGGATCTCTTATATTAGTAGCAGGTTCAATATATATTCTTGTAGAATCCATGAGAAAGATTGCAGATCTTAGTTTAGATGAGATTATTAAAGGACTTGCAGGCATTGGTGCGTTGTTACTGGAGCTTGCAATATTCTGCAAAATTGTTAATGGAACCAAAATGGGCGCTGTAGGTATTTCTTTGCTTGCTGTATCTGCTTCTTTAGAAATTGTGTTCAATGTAATGAAGAAAATGTCTGGGATGGACACACAATCATTAGCAAAAGGAATAATCGGTCTTGGACTTGTCCTTACAGAATTAGCAGGATTTATGGCTATTCTTGGAGCAATAGCAGGTAATTCAATGTTTAGCTCCTTAAAGATTACTTTACTTGTTAACTCCATTGTTGCTTTAGGTATTGCACTTGAAATCATTCAAAATGTTGTATCTAAGTTAGGAGGAATGTCCACAGAAGGTATTGCGAAAGGCCTTATTGGTCTTGGTCTTATCCTTGCTGAAATTGAAGCATCATATTATGGATTCTCAAAAGTAAATCCAATAAAGATGCTTGGAATTGCTTCAACTCTAATTATATTTGGTACAGCACTTTCGGTCATTCAAAATGTTGTATCTAATCTTGGATCATTATCCACTGGTGATTTAACAAAAGGGCTTATAGGTTTAACCGCAATGTTATTATCATTAGTAGGCACTGTAAAATTATTTTCAATGATTGAACCGTCTGGAATATTAAAAGCATCAGCATCAATACTTGTGCTTGCAGTAGGAATTAAAATTCTGTCAGACTCTCTTGTTGCATTAGCTGAAGTTGATGCGGATGCATTAACTGCTGGAGCTGTTGTCTTAGGCTCATTAGTTCTTGAATTAACAGGAATTATATACCTTCTTTCAGGAATTAGCACCAAAGGATTATTAAAATCAGCTATTGTCTTTACAGTTATAAGTAGCAGTATGCTAATAATGGCTAATGCATTTACAGTAATTGCTGGAATAGATATTGATGATCTAAAGAAAGCAGGAGCAGTATTCGCCATTTCAATAGTTACAATTCTTGGAACTTTGGTGTTACTTTCAGCATCTAAAACAATAGCAATGAAAGGTGCGTTGGTACTAGTTGCAATTGCGGCTGCTCTCGGAGCTTCTGGTGCAATATTAGCTGGAGCGCTATTCCTTATCTCATTGTCAGTTGATGCGATTAATACAGCAGTAAATAGTATTTTAGATACTGCAGATAGAATTAAGAGCGCGGATTTAACAGGGTTTGACAGTAATATGAAGATAGTAGCAGATGGGTTATCATATTTTGTTGATGCATCTAGAGAGTTTGGAATTAAAGGATGGATTGGTGGGGCTGCTATACAAGAGATATGTTCTGCAATTGATATGCTAGTTCCTTCAATGGGCGAAATGGCTGATTTAGGAAAAGATCAGCCTAGGTTAGAGGGCCTTGGAAATACTCTTGATAAATTATCAGATTCATTTGGTAAATTTGGGGATACTATTAAAGGCCACTACAATATTTGGAGTGCATTAACTGCTGGATCTTTAAAGGATGTTGCAAATGCTGTTGTTACTCTAGTTCCATGCTTAAAAGATTTAACTTCTCTTGATGCTAATCTAGTAAAGACTTCTCTTGAAACTATTAGTGATGCATTTGGGAATTTTGGAGATGCAATGGGAAAGGTCCCATGGTTTAATACTGCCGATAGAGCAAATGGAATAGTAGCATTGGTTGGAAGCGTCCACACTATAACTGATGAACTCCCTAAACTTTCTGGGCTTGACCCTAAAGTTATTAGGTCAGCATTATCCAATATTGGTCTTGTCTACACAGGAATTGGCCAAGCTTTAAAAGAAACTCCAGCTTTGTTTACTAAAGATAGGGCTGATGGTATTGCAGATGTTAGTAATAGTCTAGGTCCATTAGCCGATGCTATTGTTAAATTCAAAGAAATTTCAGCCGATTCTAAAGATGTTGATGGAACAAATCTGACTAAAGCAATAGGAGTTATTACAGAAGCTCTGTCTGCAATTGATGGTGTTCTTACTCCGAACGCAAACGGAAATATAAATGGCTCCACTGGAACTGCTGGTGGATCTGCATATTATGGTGTTCAGGAAAGGGCACAAGGCATTTCCATTCTTGTTGGGTCACTTCAAAATTTAGTAACTGGGATACAGGGGATTGTGAATCTTAATATTAGTCCTGAAAGATTTCAGACATTTATGGTTGGAATTGGTACAGCATATACTAAATTTGGTGAAGCTATTAAGGATTGTGCATGGTTATGGGCAGAAGGACGAGCTAGTGCTATTGTCACACTTGTTAATTCGTTGGATACATTGTCATCTGGAGTGAAAAGATTTGTTGATTCAGAAATAAGTCCAACTGACCTTCAAGATTATCTTACTGAAATTGGTGTTGCGTTTAACACCTTTGCAAAAGATATAAACGATACTGGATATTGGGCAGAAGGAAAAGCATCCGCTATTAGTAATTTAGTAGACTCCATTGATCCGTTAGTTGATGGTGTTCAGAAATTAATGGCATTGGATAACACCGATGCAATTTCAACTATTCTTACATCATTAGGAACTGCATTTTACACATTTGGACAGGCCATTAAGAATTCTGGATTATTTGGATTTGATGATAATGCTAAAAAAGGTCAAGCATTAGCAGATGTAGCAAATAGTATGGAGTCTTTAGCTAATGCTGTCGTAATTATATCAAATGTAGAAGGCGGAGTAGATACTGCTCAGTCAGTATTTGATACATTATCAAGTTCGCTTGATGAATTGTCAGACTCAATTAAACAGTATAATGCTTCTGGATCATCTTCTTCATTTGATCAGATACTTACTGATATTACTAATTTCATAGGCTATGTTTCAGGCTCGGATTTATCAGCTTTATACTCGTTTGGAGAATCTATTAATGTGGCCATTAGCACAGGAATTGTCCAAGAAGGCTCTATGGACTGTTTGCATGATGCTGCTAATTTAATAATAGATAATCTTAAAGACTCTTTAAATAGTCGTACAGATGAATACTCAGATGTTGGTTCTTCAATCAATACTTCTATTGGTAAAGGGATGACCGATAGTGAGCAGACATTATATGATGCCGCCTCAGAATGTGCAAACAAGATTGTTGATGCAATTAATGTTGTTGGCGGTGGAGACACAAATAATGCTACATTCTACTCTATGGGCGTGAACTTTACACAAGGTTTGGCTAATGGAATCTTAGATGAAACAGCCATTCAGAACCTTATATCAAATTCAGTAGCAATGGCCAATAGAGCATCTACAGCAACTCATAATGCTCTTGATGAAAACTCTCCATCAAAGTTATCAAATAAGTATGGACGATTTTGGACTGTTGGATTAGCTAATGGCATCATGGATGTCGCATCAAAAGTTACTAAAGCTTCTACATATGTAAGTGGGAATGCAGTTGATGCTATGAGTGATTCAATGGCCAATATCTCATCAATCATTGGGGATGCCGAATATTCACAACCAATTATCACTCCAGTTATTGATGATTCGCAAATTCAAAATGGAATGAATTTGATCGACAGGATTATGGGTAATGGAAAGACCATATCTTTAGATCCTGTATATTCTAAATCTCAACGACTTACTGATAGTGTAAATGATGCTATTGATTCGGCGTATAAGAGTTTTGAACTTGCTACTGCCAATGCATCAGCTAATCGGACTTACAGTTTCAATATTCCACTTGATATTAATGGCCGTCAGGTTGCAAAAGCTACTGCCACTTATACACAAGAAGAATTAAATAATTTAACTAAAATATCTAATAGGAGAGGAGGAATGAAGTAATGTCATTAGTAGCGTATATTGCATCACTTCCAAAATCAAAGTGCGAAGTTGCAATGAATAACAAGTACTTTAAAGACACAATTCCAGGTTTTAAAACTGAAAAAGTTGAAGGAAGAGATAACTTAAAATTTGATATTACAACTCTCGATATTGGAAATTCAGCAGGTTCACGATATAGGTATAAGAAGGATGCAGCTAGAGAAATCACTGTATCCTTCGGCCTTTTCGCAGATTCAAAAGAAGAATTTCTTAAGAAAAGTAATGTATTTAAAGGAAAACTTCGTAATGTTGAAAATGCACATTTCGTGTTTGATGATGAACCTGGAATTTATTTTATAGGAACAGTTTCAAGTATAGACATTTCAATGATAAATTCGGAATCGTCTGATGGTGTTGGATGTGATGGAACATTTGTAATCGAGTGTTATGATCCATATAAGTACTCAACAACGCCTACAACTGTTACTAATAATGGGGGAAAGACCATTGGGTTAGTCAATAACGGTTCTGCCCCTACACCAATTTCAACAGACATAGTGTTTACTCAGACTGCAGGTTTTGTTGGACTAAGTTTGGGTAAACGATACTACCAAATAGGTTCTATTGATAATGCTACTAAATCTTCATCTCAAAAACCATCTATTGTTCTCTATGATGATTTGATGAATCAGGATAGAGGATGGTTATTAAATCAAGGGACATTAGGTGTCGGGGATGGTTCAACCTTGGCTCAGGGAGGAACAATTGAATATGTTCCTGCTGCTGCTGGTGGTGCTGGTGATGGGTATTGTCACCCAAGTAGTTATGGTGATGCATCTGAAAGTTGGCATGGCCCTTCGCTGACTAAAAGAGTCCCTGCAGATTCAAATGGAAACTATCCAACTAACTGGCGAGTCCAATGGACATATGATTTCAATAGCGACGGATGGGCAGATGAGCCTAGTAGAATTGGCTGTCAGCAAATGATCTTGGTTGATCAAAATGGAAGAGTTATTATTGCTGCTGAAATAGCGGATTCTTCTGCATCTACATTGGATACAGTACTAAAAATATATATGGGTGGTACTGTAGTTTATACATGGCGTACTGATTCGCGTTTTTATTTGCATGGGCATTTTAGTTCTGACTATAATGTATGGATAGAAAAACTTGGGAATCAGATTACAGTTGCTTGGCCTTTTGTAGGCTTCACAAAAACATTTACTGCTTATGAATCGAGTGCCACATTACGACAAACAACATGGTGGGCATCTTGTTGGAGCACTTCATCTCCTATTGCTAACAATTTGTTAAGGAGATCCTCATGCGTTATGCATTATTCAGCAGATGTTAAGAATATTCCTAACTATTTTCAAGCTGGGAATATTGTTACTTTTAATAGTGCAACAAATAAAACAACAGTAAATGGAATTCCAAATTGGGATCGTGTTGATGTTGGTTCTCAACCGTTATTATTAGACCCAGGAACTCATGTACTAGGAATAACTCAGACCTCAGGGGCTACTATTCCAAATGTAACTGTAACTTTTAACGAAAGGTGGTTATAAAATGCAATTATTTATCATCAATAGAGATATGAATGTTGTAGCTACTTCTGCTACAGAGTCTAAAGACTCAATCTTCATCGATGATTCATCTAAAGGTCAAAGTATTACTTTAACTAATGGTGTTGCTATTGGTGAATATGATTTTGTAACTGACCCAAGACATGAAGATTCTAAGTATATTGTTGCTGGAAACTTTGTAGCCTTTAAGGATAAGTACAACCGATACAGAATGTATACAATCATGAGCACTGATAGTGAAGACATTATGGACGTTCATGCTGAAGACATCGGGTTGGACTTAATAAATGGAATTATTGGTTCGTGGGACTATACAGGAAACGCGCAAACAATCAAGCAATACATTGATATGGTGGCTTTAGACTCTGATTGGACTGTCGTAGTTGATTCAGATATTGCTTCTGAGAAACGAGAATTGTCATTCAGTGGATATGAAACAAGATTGAAGAGACTTGAGGATGCAATTAGTAGTTTCGGATTCGAATGTGATTTCGAAATCAAAATGGAAGGTTCTAAGGTCACTTCTAATATAATTCATATTCAAAAGACAATAGGTAGAGGTATCGTTACTAATAAGTTTATAAATGATATTAACTTAAAGTCATTTAAATACTCTAACGATATTTCAGGATTGTATAATTGTGTAATTCCTACTGGTTCTAATAATGTTACAATAACTGATATTGAGTATAACGATGGACGGTTTGTTTCTGTAAAAGGAGACAACCGTCTTTTTGATACTCAATCTAGAACTAAATGGTATAGATACAGATACCATTCAAATACGCAACTTGGATTATACGATGGATATATTTCAGCAACTAAAAGCTATTCAGATGCTACTACACCAATACAATTATTTGATGATGCACTTAGAGAACTTAAATCAAGTAGTGATATTCAAATATCTGCAGAGGCAAATGTTGTTGATTTAGATGCTGATTTGGGTGATTATGTAGAGATTGAAGATACAACAAATTACGCCAATATCTATCTTAAAGCTAGAGTTCAAGCAGTCCAGAATCACTATACAGTTGATATGGAAGACACTGGAACATTAGCTAATTATGAAATAATGGCACCAAATCCAGCTACAAGTCTAGAGACGATGCTTAAAGAATTAATTAATGCTCAAGTTTCTATTATTGCATGGGATGTAACTTACCAAGTTGGTAATAGTGGAACCGTTGCTCCTACTGGGGCATGGAAACATGAAATTCCAGAGATTCCAAGTGGTAAATTCTTATGGACTAAAACAGTACTTACAATGACTGGTGGTTCTACATCAACAGCATATTCAGTTTCCAATAGTACAAAAGGTGCTACTGGTAAAGGAATAAAAAGTATTACATCACATTTTGGATTGAGTACTTCTGCAACAGTTGAACCTACTTCTTGGAGTACTACAGTTCTTCAAATGACATCTACAAATAGATATTTGTGGAATTATACGGTAATAACATTTGATGATGATACAACTACAGAGACGACCCATTGTGTTATTGGAGTATTTGGCGACAAAGGTAAAGATGGAGTTGGCATTGAGACTATTATTGAATATTATGCAGTAAATAATCAGATAGATGTGAAGCCAACTACATGGGATACTCAGGTAAAAACAACATCAAGTAGTAACAGATATTTATGGAATTATGAATTAATTAATTACACTGATGGAAAAAGTGTTTCATCTGATCCTAGAGTTATTGGGACATACGGTGATACTGGTCTCGGAATTACATCTATTGAGGATCACTATTTAGCTACTGATGCTTATGCTGGAGTTACAACTTATACACCAGGATGGACAACAGATCCTCAGAATCCATCTAAAGATAAAAACTTTTTATGGATGTATCATAAAATTATTTATACTGATTCCTCATACACTATTTCAGCACCAGTTATTATTGGAAAATGGTCTGCTGATGGAGTTGGAATTGTTAACACTGTTGAATATTATTTAGCAACCATATTAGACAAAGGTGTAACAATTGACTCTACTGGGTGGACACCAACTTTGCAATATGCAGATGAAATTAAAAAATATGTATGGACTTATGAAGAAGTAACATATTCTGATACAACTGTTAGAAATGGAACTCCTCATATTTTAAATATGTATTCTGAACCTGGAAAACGTGGATCAATAATTTGGACAAGTATGGTTGAACCTACTGTTCCAAACTATACATTTAATATTTCAGACTTATCAAATACAAAAGAAATAGGTGCCCCATTAATTGGAGATACGATATTCTGTAATTATTATTACTATACTATTACAGGAATTGGGTCAACAACTGTTCTAACTAATAATAAAACATCTTTTAGAGGAGAGACAGGGGCAACAGGAGCAATAGGTCCTAAAGGTTCAGATGGTGTAGCAGGTAAGGATGGTGTTGGCATTAAATCAACAGCAATTACTTATCAAGCTTCGACATCTGGAACGACTGCACCAACAGGCGCATGGGTACCATCTCCAAATGCGGTTGCAGGTCAGTATCAGTGGACGCGAACTATTTGGACGTATACTGATGGGACGACTGAAACTGGTTATTCTGTCGGTCATATTGGAACCAATGGTGCTACTGGCAAAGACGGAATAGCAGGTAAGGATGGTGTTGGTATCAATTCGACTACTATCACTTACCAAGGTGGTACAAGTGGAACGGTGCAGCCAACAGGAACTTGGGTCGATAATCCTCCTAGTGTCTCTGGTGGCAATTATCTATGGACGAGAACCGTCTGGGGTTATACCGATGGGACTAGCGAGACTGGCTACTCTATTGCCAAAGTCGGTGAAAAAGGTGATAAGGGTGACCAAGGTATTGCAGGTCCTAAAGGTGCAACAGGAGTTGGTATTAATACTCTGGTCCCAGAGTATTATATTTCAAATAGTAATGAAGAACTCGCAGGAGGAATTTGGACAGACCCAACTGCTTATATTTGGTCTAGTAATGTTGATCCGGTTGCTCCTGATTTCACATTTACGATTTCAAATTTGGTAAGTACATCTGTTACTCGTTCCCCAATAGTTGGTGATGTTATATTTTGTAAAGAAAAATATTACACAGTGTCTTCTATTTCAGGTACAACATTATTGGCTACTAAAAAGAATAATTTAATGCCTTCATTAGCAACTGATTATGTTTTTAATCAAACAGATTTAAAGCCATATGATTCGTCAGTTACAGATACTACACCTTCTATATATGATACTATAAATTGTGGTTTTACTAAATATTCAATTAATAGCATTTTAGGAACTACAGTTGTATCCAATCTTTCCTATACAAATTTAAGCCCTAAATGGACTACAGAGTATATGTTTAAAGTATCTGACTTAACTCATGTAGACACTACATTGACTGATACCCCGGTTATTGGGGATGTTATTAGAAGTAAAATTGCTGCTAATGGTGTTGAATCAAATGTGTTTTATAAAATAAGTCGGCTTAGTTCGGATAATCTGACAGTATATGGCTCATTAATTATAGACAGTTCCACTGCAAAATGGATAGCAGAAACCATTGACTGGATAAAACCACAAATAAATAATAAATATTTATGGACAAGACAGCATGCTATTTACAATGATGGAACAGAAGAGTATTCAAATGGAATATTTGATACAAACTATACTGATTTATATTCTATAACAACATCAAATTCTTCAAAAATTGAATCAACTAATTCAAAAATCAGTAATACGGTTACATCAGTTCAAACCACTAAGTCTTTACTAGATGATCTTACTGGGATTGTTGGACAGAATTCTACGGATACTAATACTAGATTGAAGGACTTAGCAGATTCAACAAAAGGAGTATCAGATAGTTTAGCAGACTATAAGAAGACAACAGATGATAGAGTTACTACTTTAGAGACTTCGAGCACCCAAACAGCTACTGCATTTACAGATATGGTTACAAAAACTAATGATTTGGGTGAAAAAGTGGCATTGGCATCTCAGATGTTAGATGCGACTGGAGTTCATGTAAAAACTTCTGGAAGTCAAACGACTAGTAATATTGATGGTGATGGAATCAATGTCACTGATACTGATGGAAATATGATTGTTGAATTTACATATCTTAAATCAAGAGCTGCCTATCTGGATGTTCTTGAACATTTGTCTTTTGGAGCGCATAGAGCTGAAATGCTTAAAGATACTGATTTAGATGGAACTGAAGTAGAAGGAACCGCATTCTTCTGGATAGGAGATGTTAAATAATGCCTACATTAACAAGTAGCTGGCAAGAACTTTCTAGAGATAGTTGGTACAGTGGCTATGGATATGAGTATTGCATTATGTTTGCTTGCGCAAACGAAGATGTTGCAGCAAATAAAAGTACAGTTCACACGCTTCTAAGAATTTCAACAGATCCTTATGCAGTTACTGTAGACAGCTGGTCGGCAGGATTAGATGGGACCAATGGTACTACTGGAGGGCGTACAACTTTTGATGGTGATACAAATATTCTTGAAGGCTATTATGATGTTGGACATAATGCTGATGGAACAGGAGGAGTAACTATTCATGGTGCTTTTAATGCAACATTTGGTTTAACTTCTTCTAGCCCAGGAGTATACTGTACTCTTCAAACTATTCCACGTGCATCTCAACCTTCTGTTAGTGGATCATGCCCTATTAATGGGTCTTCTGGAATAACTATTTACACAAATAGAGCTTCTAGTAGTTTTACACATACTATTACTTATTCATTTGGAAGTAAGAGTGGCACTATCACTACTAATGCTGGAGCAAGTTGCTACTGGGTTCCATCATTAGATCTGATTACAGAAATTGCACAAAGTGATTCTGGAAGTGGAACAATCACATGCAAAACAAATGGAGTAGGTACTAAAACTTGTGGATTTACTTTGACGAATCCAGGTTCAACTGAAATAACAATACAAAATAACTCAATAAGTTTAGCATCTGGACAAAATATTAATTATAATTTGCACAAACCATCTGGTTTACGTACTGTTGTTAATTTACAAATAGCCTCAGTAAATTCAAATTTGAATGATAGTTGGGATTCTGTTGGTAGTGGATTCGGAATAATGTCATATGAATCTCAGATATTAGCCGCCACTAGTGGAAGTATTTCTATAACTGGGAAACTTACGGTAACAACATATTATGGTGGTACGAAAATTCGAGGGTCTCAGTCTACTAACTTTTATGTTTCTATACCATCATCTTATGGACCTACAATAAGTAATTTTGGAATTGCAGAAACGGCATTATCTAGTTATGGTGTTACTGGAAATGATATTATTCGTTATATTTCCAAAAAGAAAATAACTGCATCAGTTGCTGCAAAAGGAAATGCATCTATTACTTCAGTATCCTGTAGTTGTGGATCGGCAAATGCTTCTATGAGTTTAGCTTCAGGAGCATATTCGGGTTCTCTTGAATATTTAGACAATAAAAATATAGTTGTGTCGGCAAAAGATTCAAGAGGATTTACTGCATCATACACATATTCTAATGGAATTTACTATGAATATAGTTACCCATCAATTCAATCAGGATCATTGAAAAGAGAAATATCAGTAAGTAGTACTGGATATTTAAAATGTAAAGGAACTTATTGGAACGGAACAGTTGAAAATATAACTAATGCCCCAACTTGGAAATACAAATTGCAACCTGCAACTAGTTACACTGTTGCCAATATTCTATTCTCTAATGGTGTCTGGAATAACAAAGATGGTGAAGTCAAATTCACAACTCTTAATTATCAACAAGCATTTAAGGTTGATGTAATTGTTGAAGATTCTTTCGGAAAATCAGCATCCACAACTTATACATTACCTTCAGCACAATATACTGTATGGATGGGAAAAGATACTTTTAGGATAAAAGATAACTTAATAGCAAAAAAAGTAATTACTGATGAACTGCAATTAAGCAATGCAAAAGAATATAGATATACTGTTGAAGGTGCTAATGGCACTGTAAAGTGGGTTAAATTAGGAACGTGGAGTGAAACATATGACTCCATGAACGCTATTATTCATATTTATTCTTCCAGTGGATACAATGGTAATGCAAGCCAAAATGGAGAAATTGAAGTTTATATTAAAGATGGATGGCAATCAGATACTTCCACTGCAAATTCTGCTTTTGGGGTAAGCTGTCTGTTTAGTCATACAAAATTTGGTCAAACTATCCAAGCAAGAGCTACTTCACATAACTCAATTGATATTTGGTTATATACCGCAAGTACTTATTGGAATTTTACTTGTAGCGTATATGTTAGCGATGGAATATGGACTCCAAAAAGCGAATTAATGGATAGCGAACCAACTGCTGGCGTTTCCCAGGAGTGCGTTGGGAAACAAATTTGTACAAGATCAGATCTTCTAGATTGGGAACATCCGGTTGGCAGTGTTGTTATTTTTTCGGAATATAGCTACAGCCCTGCAATCATATTTGGCGGATCTTGGAGCAGGATAGATGCCGGATATTTGTATTCCGAGAACCGGAATGCCGGGCAAACCAGGTTTGGATCATGGACAACTGGTAGTACAGCAATTACAGTTGCACAAATGCCTAGTCATACACATGCAATGGCCAAAGGATATTATTCTACAGCTCTTGGTGAAGGAGGCAGATGGTGCGTAACGGCAGATCAAAACTATCCAAACGATTCTGCACCTAATGATAAGATTCCATATGTTGGAGGAAATCAGGGCCATACACATAGTATTGAACCACCAGGGCAAAGAGTATATGCATGGAAAAGAGTAAGTTAATATGAAAATATTGAATGAATTAAATGAAGAAGTTGTTAATCCTGATCTGACTGTAGGATATTTGGAAGATGATATTGAAACTGTTCATCATGATGAAATTCCTGCAGTACAAGGAGTCCCACCAAAAGTACATTACGAAGTTGTTAAAGAATACCCAAATGGTGGACAAGATTTAAAAGAAGTAATTGATGAAGAGGGAATCGAAAGTCATGATGCCATTCCAGCTTGGGATGGTGATGAGCAAATACAGAGATACATTCTATACACTGCTGATGAATTAAAAGCCATTGCAGATGCAAAGGCAGAAGCGGAACGGATTGCAGCATTGCCAACAGTTGAAGAACGGCTAAAAGCGGCAGAGGATGCAATCATGACAATGGCATTAGGAGGTACTTCTAATGTTTGATTTCTGGAACAATATGTTCAAATTAGGTCGTATAACTGCAGATAAATTAAAAGAAGCAGTTATAAAGGGATATTTAACTATTGAAGAATATAAAAGTATAACAAACGAAGATTATAAGGAGGAGAATTAGAATGAAAAAACAGGATTTTGCGAATCAGGTAATGGGCCAGAGTTTTGATGAAGATGGTTCATATGGTAACCAATGCTGGGATTTATTTAGGCATTTCCTTAATGTAATTGGTGCTGAAAATTATTCATGCCAATGCGCACTTACTGGTTATGTGCCAGATATTTGGGCACTAAAAGATCAGTATGGTTATTCAGATTTATTTGATTATATTGATCCTTCGAATTTAAAAGATGGGGATTGGGTTATTTATCCAAAAGGAAATGCAGATGCTCCATATGGTCATATTGCTATGCTTTATAATGGCGGACTTCTTGGACAAAATCAAAATGGTAAGCCTTATGTTACCTTAATTGGTTACTTTCCAGGAGCTCTTGGCGGCTTACGTTGGAAAGGTTGGGAGCCAGATGTACCTACATATCAAGGTGTAGATATGACCCCAGTATTTGATTTAGGATATTACAAAACTAATAACCCAGATGTTGCTGCAGAGTATGGTGATAATGCTTTTAATCATTTTTGTACATATGGTATGAATGAGCATAGACAGGCTTCTGCAGATTTTAATGTTGATATTTATAAGAATAACTATAAAGATTTGCAAGATGCATTTGGAGATGATATTTCAAAATATTATGTCCATTATTGCCAGTTTGGTAAAAATGAAGGTCGTAATGCTACATCAAGTATTGTAGAAACTCAACCATTTGCTCCATCTAAATCTTGTGGAACGGCTACTGCATTATTTGATAATATTAATGTACGGACAGCTCCATCAACATCTGAAGGATTGACTGGTTCACAGTATAATACTTCAATGACTCTAAATTTTGATTCCGTTGTTGAAGGTGATGGGTATTACTGGCTAAGTTATGTTTCTAATGATGGGGAACGTCATTATTGTGCATATGGTTCAATTGATGGTTCGAGTAAATATTGGGATATTCAGTAATCCAAAATAGAAAAGAGGAAAGAAAATTATGGATTTTTCACAGTATGTTGTACCAATGATTGCTGCAGGAGTGTATCTTGTGCTTCTCATGATTAAAGGAGTTCTTCCGGAAGGATTTAAGAAGTTTCTGCCATTAGTTGCAGGCCTTCTAGGTGTAGTTTTGTATTCTTGGAATACAATGACTTTCTCATTTGCTACGTTTGTCGGTGGACTTGCTAGCGGATTGGCTGCTACAGGTATCGACCAGGTTATTTCTATTGCTCAAAATAAGAAGAGTACGACTGGAACTGGAGCAGTAACAGCAGATCCAAAAGAAAAAGCCGAAAGCAATAACTAAATAGAAAGTCGAATTAGGAGGAATATAAAATAAGATGACACCTCAAGAATTCGACGTTCTTTGGAAAGTGGTTATCCAAACTGGAGCGGCTGTAGCTCTTATTGTTGCCATTATTAAAGGTATTCAATATTTGTTTTCACTAACATCTGTAGCCAAGCTCCAGACGAAAGTCACTGACCAAGACAACCAGTTAAAAAAAATGGAAAAGCACTTATCAGACATTGATTGCCAGATTAATGAAATGCAAGAAACTAGAGAAAAAGAATCTAGAGTAATTGATAAATCTCTTAAAATGCTTGGTGTTTCATTAACTGCCATAATCAATCATATGATTGACACATCATCCCCAAACGAAAATAAAGAAAATAAAGAAGATATGATTCGAGTTAGGGATGACATGAGCAACTTTTTTATCAATAAATAGACCTAAAATTATGTCTATTTACAAAGATAAGCAAAGAGAAACTTGGTACGTAAGTTACAAATTTAAAGGTCCACAATCCGGAACGTTTCACCGAGGTCCTCTTAAATGAGGGCCTTTTTCTATTTATGAGATAAACAAAAGGAGACTATATGTCAATTATTGAAAGTTTTTCGAAGTATTTAATCACGGAATCAAATCAAAATGAAATGGTATTTCGCAAGGATAATAATGGTTTTTTCGTCAAAAAAGCGGAACATGGCTTGGAAGTGTTCAAAATTATTTTTGCAAACTCTGAAAATACTTCATGGCATTTCGTAGATAGTCCTGATGTTATGAGCGAATCTGAGGCTATTGAAGCCTTATCTAAAGTGTTTAATACAGACGTTCAAGATAAGAAAGTATTGGCCTCTGAAACGCCTAATTCGGGTAATAAGCTGCAATCTACCGAAAAAGTTAGCCTGGCAAAAGGAATTAAAGATCAATTATGATGCTTTATTTTGTTATAGGGATCATTATCGGTATCTTCATAACATCTATATTTCATAACTTTCATAATAAATATGATGGAGCCCTAGAAGTTGGGAAAAATGAAGAAACAGGAGCTACTGTATTAAGATTTGTGTATAACAAAAATATTTCTGAACTTATAAACAGAAAAAAGTTAGTGTTTAAAGTTGAAAAAACAGATAAAAACTTTGGAATAAACAAAACATTATATGATTTGAATGCTGAAGGGATCAATATTTCGCAAAAGTAACATCCTATATATTAGAAAAGGAGATTTTATATTATGGATGAAAAAGTAATGGAAAAGCTTTATGAACACAGAGAAGGAATTTTAGATCAGATGTTTGGACTGAAGTCAACATCCGAAGAGTTCAGGGAACTGGATAAAGACTTACAAAATGTAGAAAAATTGATTTTAGATCATAAAAACTATGAGCTTGAGGTGCGAAAGGTTGAAGAATCAGCCAAAGCAACAGCTGAAGAAAATAGAGTTAAAGATCGAGACTCAAAACGAAATTTATGGAAGGCTGTTATTGCAGCTACTACTGCGACTGTAGGATATTTGATTGTGGTCAACGCTGAATCGGTTTCGGCTGTTACTAGTAAAGCATTCAACACGATTCCAAAGTTAAAAATTGATTGACTAAAAATAAGAGACGTTTGAAAAACAACGCTCTTTTTTTTTCGCGTAAAAAACATACATTATAGTGAAAGGAAGCAGTGTGATACGAATGTAGTTACTTAAGTGTAACCGCTGTATGTAGAGTTCGTTACTCCTACATACCCTTTTATTTTTCGCATGAAAAACATTGCCTATTATGAAAGAAATGAAGATAGAAGTACTGAGCTATGTTGGTACATGAGGTAGCATTATTGGACTCACAGACTATCATAATAGTATTAATTGTAGAACGTTACAGAAATGTAAAGACACTTGTTAAAAGCAAGTTAAACATTTCTTTTATTTTTTCGCGTAAAAAACATAGTATATATTGAAAGGAGATTCATGTTATGAAGAATTTTAGCAAATCAGATAATGTGGTATTATTTAGATCTTTAGAAGACAGGTACACTAACCTGGTTGATCGTGCATATGAATTAAAACATTTGGAAACGATCTCAGTAGGTGAAATGCTTGAACTTCGAGATATTCTTGATGAATTATCAAAAGTTGCATTTCTTGTAAATGAATTAGATCCACAAAGGTAGATACTGTAATTACACAGTATCTTTCTTATTCGCATTTGAAACATACCTAATAATGAAAGCCAAGGAGGGCTTATTATGAAAAAGTTAAATCTTAAAGAAGCAAAGGACAAAGTTGTAGGTTATTTATCAGATAATGCTGACACTATTATTGGGTTTGTTATCGGTGCTGGTATGACAGTTTGTGCATGTGAAGTCTGCTATATGGCAGGGGCAAGAAGTACAGAAAAGTCAATCAGCCAGAAGTATTACTCATTAGGTAGAAGTTGGCAGTATGGTAATGATCTAGAGAATTTCTTTAAGGAAATGAAAGAAAATAATTGGTCTTGGAAGGAATAAAAATTTAGGAGAGTTATGAAAACATGACTCTCCTTTATTATTATTGTTGTATAATAAGAAAAGGAGAATAATATATGAGCTATTTAGTTAAATACATAGTTAGTCGATTAACAAAACCAGCAGATCCATTTCTGAAAGACATGAAGGGTGAGTATTATACTGATGATTTAGGAAATAAAATTCCAGCAAGATGCCCGAAATGTGGATTACCAATAGAATATAGACCATGCGGTGGAACAATGTTTTTTACGTGCGATAATTTTCATGCCATACAAACAGTACACAAAAATGATATTGAAAAAAAATAGGGTGGAGAAATTTATGAAAAAAATAGTGATTATATTAACAATGATATTTGGTATACTTTTTACTTCTGGGTGCTCTGCATTTGAAAAGATTCCAGAAGGAATGTCTAAGAACACTTATGAAAATGGTGTTAAGTGCCTAAATCTTATGAATTCATATATAGATGGAAGTAAAGCATATGGTACTATAGTTGTTTCACTAGAAGAACCATATTACAAAATTTTAGATGAATATATTGCAGAGGAAAGTTCCGTTAAGAATGGTTCTTATCCTGATAAGGTTGTGATGTCTATTAATAACTTTGCTTCAGCGGCTGGAAGATATGAGGACGATAGTGAAAATAACAAAGATGGCAGAGACAAGGCTATAGGCTATCGTGATCAATTAAAAGAGTATTTAGGTAAGTAAAACTTATTATTATGCCTTTTTCGCAGAATTAACAAGCCTTATTATGAAAAGGAGAAATAGAATATGAATGAAATTATTGTAGGTGCTATTGGCGAAATTGCTAAATCGGTTGTCATTTTAGGAGCAGCAGGAGTTGCTGGTATTATGGCAAACGCCCAGGTAACCCCAATGGTAAAAGATGCATTAGAAGCTATTAAATCCGTAAAAAAGAACGCTGAATAACAATCAGCGTTCTTTTATTTTTGTCACGGCTCTCGCGCAAAAAACATACATATTAGTGAAAGAGAGGTACATTATATGTACAAGTGCAAGACAAAATACGATGTTATTATTGTTAAGGAATATTCAAAGGAATATAAACGATTGATGAGAATGCTACTGCCAAATGAAATTGGTGTTATGGCATATATTGGTGATGGTTTAGTTATGATTGAATACCCAATGGCAATGACGGACCGTATGGCTGTGCATTTTATGAAAAATGTAATTGTCGTTTCAGGTAAGAAGGTTGCTTATTAAGCAGTCTTCTTTTATTTTTGGTTTATAGGAGGAACCAAATATGAAAAAATATGAATGGAATAATGTGGCTACAGTAACATCAAAGGAGGATAAAAATAATGGATAAGTCTTTGGATATAACATTTCAAGATAACATTGAACAAATTGAAGATTGTGATTTAAACATGTTTAGTACTATTAAATTTCCAAAGCAAAAGCAAAAAGATAAATCTAAAGAACTAAAATACTCTAATATTGAAAAATTGTTTATTAAATTTGCAGAATCTCAAGAGGTAAAGGTTTTTTATACATCTTCTAATGGTGAATTATATAGAATTTCTGAAGGATTAAGATCTTGTATTTCTAAATTCAATATGCAAGATAAAGTTGCAGTTAGACTCAAAACCATTACGAGCAACGATCGGCATGATTATGTTTATATTCTTGGAATGTTTAAGAAAGAACCAATGCAATATTCAGACATAAAAATATGCTATGATGGCTATGATGTTTCATACTATTCACGCCCATTGAAAGATATTGATGCTATAAATTATTGCAATAAACTCGAAAGTGTATCATATATTGTTGGCGAAAAAGATGATGCTTATAATAAATATTTAAAGTATTGTAAAGAAAATGGTATTAAAACGCCACTATCTAAAAGTAAAGTATCTATTTTATTAAAAAGTTTGAATTTAGAAGAGAAATAATTTCATGCCACCTATTGGCAGACTTCCGGAGGTTATAGTAGGATCGTGATAATGCGATTAATAAAAGTTATGAATGTGCACACATATGCGCTTCATAATCATTATCTTAATATATTTGGTTAGCATTTAACGGCCTAATCATATATATGAACATTATTGGCGAGCCGTTTCGGTGGCCCACATACGATGTTGTGGCGTTTGGTTAAGGATACCGCATGGGATAGTACGAAAAGCTATCCTTTTTTATTATATAAAGGAGAATATATGAAAGCATTAATACTGTATCATTATATTGGTAGTGATGATTTTTGTGAACAATATACATATAATAAAAAAGATTTTTATGAAGTAATGAATTGCTTAGACTGTAACAAGTTATGTGTTATTGATTCAATAGTTAGTAAAGCAAAATATGCTATGAAGTATATGGAAAAAGTTGTAATTGAACCTACCAGATATTTTTAGTGCAACATATGAGAAAGTAGAGGAGTAATTAATATGTATATTGTGCAAGTAACAACTAACTACGGCAATGGCTCTAGAAACCATAGTATTAATAAGATGTATAAAACAGAAAGCGGGGCATTGAAGGCACTTAAAAAGTTAATGAATAAAGATGATGAGTATATCGTTTCTTGCAAGTTGTTCAAAGAAATTACATTCGGGGAGCAACTTTCTTTTTGTCACACAACATTAGAGTATTGAAAGTGAGGATAATACTTACTATGGAAATTGATATGAGAACTGATAATTTAATATATTCTTTATGCACAAGATCAAAATGGTATCCAACTTTAATCCCAGAACGAGAACCAGAACTGAATAAATTATATTTGGTTAATAGTATTAATGGCCAAATATATCCTGCTCTTGCTCAGTATATTGTTCCAAATAATATGAATTATAGTGAGTTTAAGAAAGCTGAGCATCCGGATTATGGATGGCTTATATTTTTCAATGGGTCTCTCATGCCATTAGATAAATATGGTGTCTCAACATATTGTGATATTTCAAATGATACTAATTTTGAAAGTGTTATAGAAAATAATGAACTAACAGGATGTCTTTTAAGTTATTACATGCTTAAAGAAATAAGCAAGGATAACTATGACAAATTAGTAAAAGAAATGACAGAAAAAATGAAGAAAGAAATGGAAAAAGAAACAAAAGATTAAGTCCCTAAAGGAGGAGACTATATATGCCAAAAATGATTCCAGGAGATAAAATACACGTAAAAAGTGCACGCGGATTCTTATTTAGAGAGGACACAGCAAAGATATTTGTACTACCAGATTGCATTGAATTTGTTAGGGAATGGCCACGATATATTGAATTTAGAATATGGGTTAATAATTATAGAGATTCGTATATTGAATCTCTTAATAAAGCAGACTTAAGATGTGGCGATTCATATTTTGAAAAGGAGTTCGAATAAATAATATGTCTATATTGTATACACTGCATCTACACAGAATTAAGCATCCAGAAAATAAAATTGTAATTAAGCATTGTTATAAGGACGATGATCAAATTTGGTATCGTCCTTTATGCTATCGTAACGGAGAAGTTGAGCATGAAAAGGTTATTGAGCCAATTGAAGAACAGACTGGTTGGGATTATGAAGAATTAGATGGAATGGGGTATATTCTTGATTCATACGAGGAAGAGAAATGACAAGTTTATTAGATTGGCATAGGAATTTTTGGAACAAGGAAGAGCAAAAGGAAGAAATTGCTGAGTCATACGCTAAATTACTCTTTAAAAATTATAACATAGTACATATAGAAGAAATAACAGGATCTATCAAAATTTTATTTGCCGATAATACTACTGAAATATATTCAAAAGATATATTTTGTAATACACCAATTTTTGAATTACTTAAAAAGCATTTGATTGTTGATAACAATAATGATGAACACAGAAAGGAAATTATTAAGTCATTGCTTGCACAGGATGAAGACGCTAAAGGAGGAGAAAAATAAATAGTATGGTATATTGTAATTATGCTAAAGAACCTAGAAATACTTATAATGAGGGGGAGATTACTTACAGGTATATTTCCCTGTTTAGTGACTCATTTAAAAGACATTTATCGACTAGAATAAATGAAGAGTTAAGTAATAAACATAAAAAGGTTATCAATAACAATATATATCTTTCTGGAGTTGTAAAATATTATAAAGATGAGGATATCGTTTCTTTTTTGTATAAGGTGTATACTAAGCAAGATAATAAAAATGATACTTTATTAATAGGATCAATGAAGTCTCGTATACAGAGTTTTTATAATGTATTCAATTTTTATTCATATGATTTAAAGCACTTTATCAATTATTATGAATACAATGTACGTTCATTAGTATTGAAACCAAACCATATTATTAACGAATTGGATACTATTAAATATTGGTCTAACCAAACTGGAAAAACTTTATTTGATTATGTAGATCACGTAATTGATTCTGACCCTATGACCATTGTATTCTTTACAGATGGTTCTAAAGAAATATCTAAATGTAGCAAAGGTGATAAATATGATGTGTATAAAGGAATTATGATTTGTATTATTAAAAGACTTAGTACTTGTAGTCAAACGAAGTTTTCTAAAGAATATGATGCATTAGAGTCAAAGATTACAAAGAAAAAGTTAGGAGAAAAGAAAGTAAGAGTAAAGAAAAAGCCATCTACTAAGACAGTTTCTACTAAGAAATCTACTAATATAAAGGAGAAAAAGAAAAATGTATGAATTCATAAGAGAAGAAGCAATTGATGATTTGTACAAGTTAATAGAAGATAAATATAGACTTGAAAGATTATACAAAGATTTAGAAGATAATATTACTAGAACTGAAGAAGGATTATTTAATAGTTTTATTATTGAATGCACAAGTACTATGTGTTGCTCCCATCAGAATGTCCCACATCAATCTATCATAATTAACGAAGACGATATTAAAAATTTGTTTAACGACGTAATTTTGAACTTAGAAAAAGTAAATAAAGAAATAGATTCATATTTAAAGTAAAGGAGATATATTATGAACAACGCAGAATTTATTGAACGATGTAAGAAAGCAGTAATCAATTATTTTAAAGAAAATAGTGAAATTACAGATCGTAAGGAATTATATGAAGATGATATTTATGTTGTATGGTCATGCAAAACATTACAGAACAATAAAGCTTTATTAAGCACTAATGTTTCAGATGGTATGTACTATGAATTAACATTCAATGGGGATAAAGAAGAATTATATTTAGATGCATACAAGAAGTGGAAAAATGTATGCATAGAGAATATGAATTCATATTCTTTTAAATGTGAGGAAAAGTAAGATGATCAAATTTATTAGTTATGTAGGAGCAGGATTGTTGCTGTTCTTTCTAGGAGTTTCATATGAGCGTCACGTTATACGTAATAAATTAATTGATGAGTCTGATATAGAAAAAGACGATGCATCAGAATGTGACATAGAAATAATGAGCACGATGATAAAATGGCTCATAAAATATGGGCCTCAGCAGTTAAACTATTCGTTAACAAATTGTGCTAAGCATTTAGGTGAAAAACCGAAATCTAGGGATAACATTTGTAAGTAAAGTAAAGTCCAATAGGAGGGACTAAATATGAATACAGAATTCTTTGTAGCACTAGTTATTGCATCTATTGTTTGTATAACATTCAACGTATTATACTTAAACCATATGTATAGAAAGTTTGTAAATAAAGTTGAAAACTATGAATTAGAGAATCAACATATTGATGATAATATTAATAAACTATCACATAGATCAGCAGAAGCGGCAAAAGAATACCATGATGTAGCAATGCATCTCGAAAAGGCAAATGAAGATTATGCAAAGGGTGTAGAACATGAAATAAGTAAGATTGAATCCCATTTATATCGTGTTACGAACCTTGCGTATGCTTTACAGGACCGGTATAATCATCGTTTTGAAGATGATGAAATAGATATGGGTGAAGAACCTACAGAGCCAGTGTCACCAGATAATTATTTTTCAGAATCTGATCTTGTTACAAATATAAATAAGCTTTTTAAAGATGCAACAGATACAATTATAAAATGCAATAATCAATAATTTATTCGCAATAAAAACATATTCTATATTGGAAGGGAATAAGGCCAATACGTTGGCAATTTAATTAACCCTTCCTTTTATTTTTCTGAAAGGAGATCAGAATGAATCAGAAAATTGTAATTTCATCAAAGTGCCTAAAATTTGTTAAGCATCATCAAACAGCAATTACAACCGCAATTGAACTATTTGGATTTGTAACAACTGTAGTACTTGCATCTAATGAAACTTTAAAGGTCCAAACAATTATCAATCGTAAATCTCAGGAAAAGGGAAGTGAATTATCGAAGGGCGAAAAGCTTAAAGAGTATTCTTTCTTATATTGGCCTTCAGTGCTGTCTGGGTGTGTTACTGCAGGGGTTATTGTTCATAGCAATATATCATATACAAAGCATGTTATGGCTCTTGCAGACACTGTTATGCTGTCTCAGAAGGCTTTTAGTGAGTATAAGAATGAAGTTATTAAACAAGTTGGAAAAAATAAAGAAAAAAAGATTGTAGATTCTGTTGCCCAAGAGAATACTGACCGTATTGACTCAAGAAAAGATAAAGTAACTATTATTGATACTGGCGAAGGGGATGTTACATTTAGACTTAATTGGAATGGTAAGACTTTTAAGTCAACCAGGCAAGCAGTAGATACTGCATTTAATATTCTTAATAAGCAATTAGGATGCTCTGGAAACTATGACCAAAACGGTGATAATTATGTAACTTTAAATGATCTATATGATTGCCTCAAAATTGATTGGGATCCTAATGGCTCAGCTATTGGATGGACTACTTCATATTGTTATTCAAAGACTCATACTGATGAAGAGTTTATTCCACATAGTTACTCTGCAACGATTTCTAAGAATGGGAATACACCAATTATGGTTATTCATTATGATGTTGTTCCAATCCCATTAACTGATTCTTGTAATTGGCCCAGCGACGATTATAGCTGATTCATATTTGGATGAAGGGGAAGATGATTCATATTTTCCTCCTTATTCATTATGGTGTAGGAGATAAAAAATGAATAAACTTGAATTAAAAGACATTAATGGCAATCTTATATTTTCTATAGAGAAAGCCGTTGATAAAGAATACGATTACGATATTTATATTGATCATGTATTTAGAGATTGTATTGTTGATGTTGATGGAAGACATGTAGAGCATTCAGAAATTAGTAATGTTTGTTATCCAGAAGATCAATTTTTGTCATAGAGTTCGCGCAAAAAACATGTACTTAAATAGCTAAGAAAGCTAAAGGAGAAAATATTATGGAAAACGAAAATGTTGAAGTAGTTGAAGATTCAGTTAATGTTGAACCAGAGGAAGTCAAAGAAGACGATACTCTAGTATGCACACCAAATCAAATTGGTTGTGCTGCAGCTGTTGCCGTTGGTATTGGTGCTCTGATTGGAATTGGAGCATATACTGGTGCAAAGAAGTTGTATGCATTGCATAAAGATAAGGTTGCAAATGGAGTTGATATCGTTAGTAAACTTAAGACTAAGTTTGGTAAGCATAATCAGAACCACGAAGAAACAGAAAAAGTTGAACCAGAAGTAATTTAATCTACTTTCTAAAAAGAGAGTACTCGTAACAGAGTACTTTTCTTTTATTTTTTTTTGAAAAGGAGAAAAAGGTATGAGAAAAAGTATATCTACTAGATTAGGTGAAATTAAATCCGCTGCAGTACAAAAAATTAATAGCATTACAACATGGGCAAAATCTCATCCTCAAGAAGCAATTGTTGTTGCTGGAATATGTGCAAGTATAGTTGGAAGTATAACTGAATCAATTAAAGCCGAAAATAAGAAGAAAATGGAAATGAGAACCTTGACAACATATTATGATCCTTGCACAGGTATTCATTGGCAGTTGAATAAAAAGCCAACAAATATTCAATTTGAGTATATTGAGGTTCATAAACGTTACGAAAGTATGGGAACAATTCTAAGAGATCTGCGACTCATCTAATAGGAGATAAATGATGAATGATATTAAGAAAGAAGTTAAGCAAGTAGTAAAAGGTTCAATTGGAAAGAGGTCAACAACCAATAAACTAGTAAACAATTTTCTAGAATCAGATACACATACAGTAAAGAATTATATTTTCCAAGATGTTCTTATTCCAGCAGCAAAAGAAACTATAAACAATATGGTTATGGGAACTCTTAATATGCTATTTTGGGGGGATACAAGATCTTCTGGAAGTAATACTGGTGGAAGTATGTATAGAAACTATAATGGTATTTCAAACCCTTCTAATGCTTCATATTATGTAGGAGATAGAAGAACTACAATGCAAACTCCTGTAGAATATGCTCATGACAGTGTTTTTGATTACCAGAATATTGAATTTGCAACCAAAGGTGATGCTGAGATGGCATTAGACACACTCACTAATATTATTGCAACCTATGATAGAGCTTATGTAAGAGATCTGTATGAGATTGCAGGGCTTACACCAAATAATACTGATGATAAGTATGGTTGGACAGATATTAGTGAAGCATCATCCTACAGAACATTAGGCGGTGGATATAGATTACGTTTACCAAGAGTTCAACAATTAGACTAAGGAGAAAGATAAAATGAACTTATTTAAAAATTTTAAATCATTATCGGTCATCAAAGTTGATGAATTAAAGAACACTATTGACGAAAATGGTCCAACTGTTGCAGTATATGCTGGAACTATTGCTCTTATTGCCGGTGGTGTATTACTTGCTGTAAAGGCTTCTTCAATCAAAGCAACAGCTATTAAAAGAACACACAAATCTACCATGGATGATATTCATGGTGAACAAATGTTAAAGAAAGCAGAATATACTGAAGAAGACGCAAAGAAGGACACAATTACCGCATACAAGATTACTGCAGTAGAATTAGTTAAATTATATTATGCGCCTGTTGGATTAATGGCTCTTGGAACTGCCGGAATTCTATTCGGAACTTGCAAAATGAAGAATAAGATTACTGGATTGACTACTGAAGTTGCTGGACTTATTACAGTACTAAATGAGTATCGTAAGCGAGTACAGAATGAAGTTGGAGAAGAAAAAGAACGTGATTTATATGTTGGGACAACCAGTTCTGAGAAAATATCGTCTAAATTAAATGATGATACTTCCATGGATGGAAAGACCAAGAAAGTAAATAAAGCTCAACTTAACAAGAATCCAATGGTTGTTGAGTGGGGTGAATATAACTGGGATGGAAGTAAAAATTCAGAATTTGAGTCCAGATATCCATCTTCAAATTATATTTCTGCTCGTGCTACACAGCGTAATGCAAATAGTACAATTGATGCTTGCTTAAATGGAGAGACAGTTGTTATAAAAGTAGAAGATATTTTAAAGCAGCACGGTATTCCTGTGTCTTCGAAGTTAATCGACAGAGCTTGGGTTGTATCAAGAGATGATAAGGGTCATTTATATTGCCCAATTGAGGGTGGATATAGTTATGTTGATACTGGAATTGATATAGATCATATTGAATTCTATGTTGATGCCGACGATCTTAAAGAAGAAAAAGAAGGAATTGCTGAGGCTTCTAGCATTTTGTTTGTTTTCTCTGGAACTGTAAGTTATTCTGAATATTTAAAGTCAAAAGAGAAAGGACTTGTAAGTGTTTATAAACCAGTAAAAGCTCATAAAAGTAGTAAGTTGAGATAAAAACAACTTGGGGTTTGGCATAATTGCCAAATTCCATCTTGTTTTGCCGATAAGGACTAAAAAATGAAGGCTATTAAATCATGTAATATACTTTGTCCTGATAGATCACCAATTTGTCATGGAAATTGCGAAATCTATAAGAAGTTTAGAGAAAATTTAGATAAACAGAACAAAATTATTAATAAAAAAAGAGAAAAGGAGTTTGCAGGTTTTGACCCTAAATATCAATTTAGTAAAAACAATGCAAAAAAGACAAAATATGAGCAATAAGGGTACTATTATTGGGTTTATTATTGGTTCAATTGTTGGTTCTGCTTCTACATATGTTGTTCTAAAGAAGTACTTTGAAAAACGTGAAAAAGAAGATGTTGAATCGGTCAAAAAATCATTTGGAGAAAGAGACCAGAATTTATGCACACCAGATAAGGCTCCAGAACAAAAAGAACCAGCAAAAGATGTAAAACCAGACATTATTAAAGAAGCATTTCCAAAAAGTGTAATAAAAGAGTACAAAAATTATCAATCAATTTATGGTGGAGATGATAACTCTGATGAAGAAGATGGTGATGCAGAAGCAGAGCATCCTATGGATGACAATGAATCTCCAAAGCAACAAGAGGAAAAAAAGAAACCTTACATAGTTTGCAGAGGTGAAAATCCTAGTGATTATATTCCAATTGACACTATTTCTTGCACTTATTATACGGAAGATCATGTGTTAGCAGATGATCTTACAAATGAATTTATTGATGTTGAATCTAGTATTGGAACAGACATTGCAAGTGAGATTGAAAATAATGATGAAGATCTGTACTATGTAAAAGATCCTAGACAGGATACATATTACGAAATTAGTGTAATTAAAGAAAGTTATAATGAGGTGGCAAGTCAAGATTATGCCGGAGGTTCAAGAAATTAATAAGAAAATAACGGGGATTGATTGTGATTATGTTAATTGGCTATACGGAGTTGTCGATGGATTTAATTACCCAAATTATCAAAATCTTATGCTGTGCTTAAACGATATTCCATTTATTTGTGTATTAGAAAGGGATGATTCAAGAGCAAGAGATGCACTTAATTTGAGAGAAAATTTTGTAGATAATTATGGTTTTCGATATATTCCGGATCAAATTAATTACTTTTATAATGAAGAATACAGTGTTCTTGAAGTGCTTATTGCACTGTCAATTAAATGTGATTCTCAAGTTATGGGGGATATTAAAAAGGGAAATAGGACAGCAGATTGGTTCTGGAGAATGATAAAAAATCTAGGACTTTTTCGCTTTACTAATGAAACTTTTGGGCCAATTACGGTCAATCAAATTAATAATATTGTGAATATTTTTGTTTATAGAAGATACAATTTTGATGGAAAAGGCGGAATATTTCCACTTCAGAACCCTCCAGGTGATGAACGAAAAGTTGAACTTTGGTATCAAATGATGTCTTATTTGAACGAGAATTTTCCTATTTAGTAAAAATTGTTGCTAAAAAGTGCGAACAAAATGCACAAAAAGCACAAAAAAGTGTTTCAAAACTTGTACAAAAAGGGCAAAACTTGTACACTTTTGGCAAAACTTGTACAAAACTTGTACACGAAAAATGGCTCTGTTAAGCCAAAAATCGCAATTTTATACAAGAATACAAGTTTTTTTTATTACTTTATATATAATTGATTTTTTTATATATAAGAATATTTATGCAAAAAAACTTGTACAACTTGTACAGATATAGAAAGGAGCAAAAAATGAACAAATGTACGACTTTCTAAAGATTTCGATTAAGAACACAAAAAAGAATGTATATGAGTTCTATCCAAAGTTTATCATTGAGCCACATAGTAATGATCTTATGATTCGAGGCAATGACTTTTATGCTGTATGGGATGAAGAAGAAAGACTTTGGTCTATGGATGAATCAGTTGTTGTTTCAACAATAGATAATGAACTGCAAGAAGCAGCAAATGAGTATCAAAGAAATAACCCAGGAACATCAGTATCAATAGCGTATATGTGGGACAGTGATAGTGGAAGTATTGACAGATGGCATAAGTATTGTCAGAAGCAAATGAGAAATCATTTTCAACCACTGGATAAGAAAATTATATTTAATAACACAAATACAGTTAAGAGAGATTATGCAAGCCAAAAACTTCCTTACGATATATGTGATGGTGATATTTCATCATATAATACTTTGATGAATACAATATATTCTGAAGAAGAAAGAAAAAAGCTCGAATGGGGAATTGGCTCAATAATTGAAGGTGATTCAAAAACAATTCAAAAGTTCTTTGTATTGTATGGTGGGCCAGGAACTGGAAAATCAACAGTTTTAAAAATAATCCAGCATTTATTTGATGGATATTGTACAATGTTTGATGCCAAAGATTTAGGTAATGACCATAGTTCATTTGCATTAGAAGCATTTAAGAATAATCCACTAGTTGCAATCCAACATGATGCAGATTTAAGCAGAATTGAGGATAACACAAAATTAAACTCTATTGTTTCTCATGAATCAATGGAATTTAATTTAAAGTACCAACCTAAATTCTCACAAAAGGTAAATTCAATGCTTTTTGTTGGGTCTAACGAACTTGTTAAGATAACAGACGCAAAGTCTGGAATTGTAAGAAGGTTAATTGATGTAAACCCTACTGGAAACAAAGTTCAAAAAAAAGATTATGACAGGTTGATGAAAGATATTTTAAATAATGAATTAGGTTCTATAGCAAGTTATTGTTTACAAAAATATAATGAGTTGGGACCAGATTATTATGAGATGTATGTTCCTGTTAGCATGATAAGCGGAACAAATGATTTCTACAACTTTGTAGAAGATAATGTTCTTAATTTCATGAATAATGATCCATTAACTTTAAATTTAGCTTGGGAATGGTACAAAAGTTATATTGATGATGCAAATCTTAAATTTACTTTAAATAAAACTAGATTTAAAGTTGAATTAAAGAATTACTATAAGCAATATGATGAACAGGGTAGAATAGGTCCTACTCACAAAGCAAATGTATATTCTGGTTTTATTAAAAATGCATTCAAGATGCCAGAACTTGTTTCAGAACCAAAAAAGAATTGGCTAGACATGAAAAAGCAGCACTCTATTTTTGATGATATGTACAAAAGTTGTTATGCACAGTATGCTGATGAAAAAAGTGGAGTCCCAACAACAAAATGGATTAATGTAAAAACAAAACTTTTGGATTTAGATACTTCTAAACTTCATTATGTAAAAGTTCCATATAATCATATAGTTATAGATCTTGACTTAACTGACAAAGATGGAAAAAAAAGTAGAGAACTAAATATTGAAGCTGCTAAACGATTTCCAGAAACATATGCAGAACTTAGTAAAAGTGGATGCGGAGTTCATTTGCATTATTTATATTCAGGAAATGTTGATGAATTGAGTAGGCTATTTGACAATAATATTGAAATAAAAGTTTTTAGTGGTGGGAGCTCACTAAGAAGAAAATTAGGAGAATGCAATGATATTCCAATTTCAACATTGGACAAAGGCTTTCTTCCTTTGAAAGGAGACACAAAAAAAATGATTAATTGGGACGGAGTCAAGAATGAGAAAATGCTTCGACTCATGATCGAAAAGAATCTTAATAAAGAGTATCATAATGCAACTAAGCCATCTATTGATTATATTTATGATTTGCTTGAAGACGCATATAATAATAAGATTCCTTATGATGTTAGTACTATGAAAAATAGTGTTTTGTCATTTGCAATGAATAGTACTCATCAAAAAGATTACTGTCTAAAAAAAGTTGCGGAAATGAAATTTAAATCAGAAGATATTTCGGAAGCTATGGAATACGAGAGTGATGATCTTGTATTTTTTGATACCGAAGTATTTCCTAATTTCTTTTGCCTATGCTATAAACTTGCTGGAAAGAATGTTGTGAAACTCATACAGCCAACACCAGAAGATATTATAGAATTAGTAAAAAGAAAATTAGTTGGATTTAATTGCAGGAAGTATGATAATCATATTTTATATGCAAGAATGTTAGGGTATACAAATGAACAGTTATTTGAATTGTCAACTGCAATAGTAAATAAGAGGTCAAATTGTTTCTTTGGTGAGGCTTACAATATTTCATACACCGATATTTTAGATTTCTCAAGTGAAAAGCAGTCATTAAAGAAATTTGAAATTGATTTGGGTATTCATCATCAAGAAAATCATTATCCTTGGGATAAACCATTGCCTAAAGAACATTGGGATGAAGTTGCCGATTATTGTGCAAATGATGTAATCGCTACAGAAGCAACTTTTAACTCTAGAAGCCAAGACTTCTTAGCAAGAGAAATTCTAGTATCAGCAGCCAATATTCTATGCCCTAGTATTAAGTCAACAGTAAATGACACTACAAATACTTTAACTACAAGAATCATATTTAGAGGAAATAAGAACTCTGCTAATGATCTTGTGTACACTGATTTATCAACTGGAAAGAGTTCTGATGGAACTTTCAAAGAAAGCAATAAATTTGAAGGTTACAAGTATGAAGGTGGAAAGTCAACATTTATGGGTGATCAAGTTGGTGAAGGAGGATATGTATACTCTGAGCCAGGCATTTATCATAATGTTGCTTTACTTGATGTTGCATCTATGCATCCTCATAGTATAAAAGAACTAAATTTATTTGGAAAATATACAAGTAATTTTACAGACTTAATGGATGCTAGAATTGCAGTAAAACATAATGATTGGAAAACTGCAAAAACTATTATGAGTGGTGCATTGGCTTCGTACATTACTGATGATATTAGTAAGGAGCAAGCAAAAGCGTTAGCCGGAGCACTTAAGATTGCTATTAATTCCGTTTATGGATTAACATCTGCTAAGTTTGACAATCCATTTAGAGATATTCGTAATGCAGATAACATTGTTGCAAAACGCGGAGCATTATTTATGATTATGCTAAAAAATGAAGTAAAGAAAAGAGGATTCACAGTTGCCCATATTAAGACTGATTCAATAAAGATTCCAAATGCTAATGAAAATATTATTCAATTTGTTACTGACTTTGGAAAGAAATATGGATATACTTTTGAGCATGAAGCAACCTTTGAAAAGTATTGTCTTGTAAATGATGCAGTATACATCTGCAAAGTTAAAGAAGGTGAAGAAAATGGAGCCGGTCCTGGTGAATGGTCCGCAACTGGCACTCAGTTTCAACAGCCATATGTTTTTAAAACATTATTTTCTCATGAACCACTTGAGTTTAAAGACATATGTGAGACTAAGAGTGTAACTACAGCTTTATATTTGGATTTTAATGAAAAATTAAAAGACGGTGAACATGATTACAGATTCGTAGGAAAAGTTGGTCAATTTACTCCTATAAAACCTGGGTTTAATGGCGGAATTCTTGTAAGAGAAGGAACTAACGAAAAAATGAATTCTGCAACCGGAGCTAAAGGATACCGATGGATGGAATCTGAAGATTTTAAAGAACTAGAAGATGTTAAAAAGAGAGATCCTATGGATGATGTAGATAAAGAGTATTACAGAAAATTAGTTGATGATGCGGTTTCCAAAATTTCTAAGTATGGAGATTTTGATGAATTTGTTTCAGATGAACCATATTTGTCAATTACATCTGACGAATTGCCATTTTAAAGGAGGAAAATAAAAAATGGAAAAGAGTAATAATGATGTTGTTTTGGAAGGAGTTGAGATTCTTCCAGGATTATGGAGAAACTTTAGCGGTGCAAAAGGAAAGTACAACGCAGCAGGTAAAAGAAATTTTAATATTAAGCTAAACGAAGATCAGTACAATATGCTACTGCAAAATGGATATAATGTTGGGATTACAAAAGAAAATCCAGATGACCCTGATGCAGAACGCACAATGTTTCTTAAAGTTAATATTGCATTTACAGCGTATGGCCCAAAAGTTCATGTATATACAACTGAGAGTTCTCAGGTAACTGATTTTGGAGAAGAACAGATTAGTTTACTTGATACTGCTTATATTATTGAAGCTGATGTTGTTATCAGACCATATAATTGGGAGGTCCAGGGGAAAACCGGTGTTGCTGCATATTTAAAAGAACTTTATGTAAGAATTAAAGTAGATCCTCTTAGAAGTAAATACGATAGTGGAGAATAGAGCATGCAAAGCAGCATGAATCTATACGATTATCAAATTCTAGCAATTAAGCAACTAAAAAATGGGAACATACTTAATGGTGGAGTTGGGTCTGGTAAATCTCGTACTGCTTTGGCATATTATTATTTCAAGATACTTGAAGGTAGTATAATTGTAAACAACGAAGGTTTAAATAAAAAGCCAATAAATAAAGTTGATTTATATATAATTACGACTGCTAGAAAAAGAGATACTAAAGAATGGGAATCAGAAATGGTTCCCTTTTCTTTATCTACCAATAGTTCTAAAAATCCTTTAGGAATAAATATTGTAATAGATTCTTGGAATAATATTCAACACTATAAAAATTCTATAAATTCTTTCTTTATATTTGATGAGCAAAGAGTAGTGGGCAAAGGAGCATGGGTTAAAGCGTTTCTATATATTTGCAAACATAATAATTGGATATTATTAAGTGCAACTCCTGGTGACACATGGAGTGATTACATCCCAGTCTTTATAGCAAATGGATTCTATAAGAATCAAACCGAGTTTTTAAGAGAGCATGCAGTGTATAATAGGTTTACTAAATATCCAAAAATTGATAAATACATTTATACTGGAAAACTATTGGCATATAGAAATAAGATTATGGTTAACATGAATTATATTCATAATGTTGTTCCCCATAACATAACTATTTTTGTACAATACAATCAAATGCTTTACAAGTCGGTTAATGAAAAAAGATGGAACATATATACAAATGCCCCAATAAAGCAAGCAAGTGAATTGTGCTATACATTAAGAAGAATTTGTAATAGTGATGATAGTAGAGCAGAAGAAATTTTAAAGATCATAGAAACTCATCCAAAAGTTATTGTGTTTTATTCATTTGATTATGAGTTAGATATTTTAAAATCATTGTGTAATAGTCATAAAATTATATTTTCGGAATGGAATGGGCATAAGCATGAACCAATTCCAAGTTCAACATCTTGGTTATATCTAGTTCAGTACACTGCTGGTGCAGAAGGATGGAATTGTATACTTACAGATACAATAATATTTTACTCACAAAATTATTCATATAAAGCAACAGTTCAAGCAGCTGGAAGAATTGATAGAGTTAACACACCATTCACAGACTTATATTATTATCATTTGAGGTCTGGATCTGGAATAGATAATGCCATAAGAAAAGCATTGGTCTCTAAAAAAGATTTTAATGAATCTAAATACTATTCAAGTTTCAATTCGCAGAAATAACATAGCTTATAATAGGAGAGAAGAGAACAATTCTCAAATATTTTTACTATGGATAAAGAAACTAAATTTCAACACGATTTAAAAAAAGAATTAGAAGAAAAATTTCCTGGTTGCATAATTTTAAAGAACGACCCTACTGATATACAAGGTATACCAGACTTAACAGTTTTATATAATGACAAATGGGTCATGCTGGAATGCAAAAGAAGTATCAATGAACCACATAGGCCAAATCAAGATTATTATGTTGACAAAACAAATGGCATGTCCTATGCACATTTTATTTATCCTGAAAATAAGGAGGAAGTACTGAATGAAGTTCAACGCGCATTACAATCTTCAAGGAAAACACGCATTTCTAGGCGCAAGTAAATGGAATTGGATTAATTATGATGAAGATAAATTAATTACAACATATCAGAATTTTGAAGCAGTTGAAAGAGGAACAAGGTTGCATTCAATAGCAGCTTCAATGATATCTGAAGGTATTAAAGCACAAAAGTGCAAACAAACATTTAATATGTATGTCAACGATGCAATTGGCTATGGTATGTCTCCAGAAGTAGTTCTATATTATTCTGATTTTGTTTTTGGTACAACAGATGCAATAAAGTATGATGAAAAAAGAAAGATATTAAGAATTCATGATTTGAAAACAGGAATAACGCCAGCTCATATGGAACAGCTTATGATTTATGCTGCTCTTTTTTGTTTGGAATATCGAATTGATCCTTTTGATATGTCATTTATTGAACTTAGACTCTATCAAAGTAATGATATTTTGATCTGTAACACAGAAACAAACCAAGATCTTCAGAATACAATTAAAAATATTATGAGTTTAATGATAAATTTTAATAATCGTTTAGAAAGATATTCACAAGGTAAATAACTATGAATGACAATAATTCAGATAAACTTGAGCACTTTGGAACTCCAAGGCATTCTGGTCGATATCCATGGGGCTCTGGGAAAAACCCTCAAAGAAATAAGAATTTTGTCACAAGAGTACATGAACTACAAAAGCAAGGTCTTTCTCAAAAGCAAATTGCTGAAGCAATGAAGATTACAAACTATAGTGGCAAGCCTGATATTTCAAAGTACAGAGCCAGATTAGCAAAAGCCAGTTCTGAAGAAAGAAAGAGCAACATGCTTAAAGCGTGGAAACTTAAAGAAAAAGGTTGGAGTTCAACTGCTATTGGAAAAGAAATGGGTGTTGGTGAATCAACAGTAAGAGGATGGCTTGACCCAGAAAAAAGAACAAGGACAGAACTTTTAGATGTAGCAGAGCAGGCATTAAAGAATTCTGTTAAGAAAAAAAAGTATATTGATGTTGGCCCAGGAGCAAACATTGATCTTGGAATAACAGATCAAAAGTTGAAAACTGCATTAATAAATTTGCAGGATCAAGGCTATCATGTGTACACTCCTAGCCAAAATCAGGTTGGAAATCCTGGAAAAAAAACAAGATACAAAATCTTAGTAGGACCAGATACAACATATTCTGAAACTTATAAGAATATGTCGAAACTTAGTGCCATCCAAGATCATGTTGAAGAAAATCCACTAACTAAAAAAGTAACAAGCTATGGACTTGAAACACCAAGATCTATTAATTCTAGTCGAGTTTGTGTAAAATATGAAGAAGACGGTGGAAAAGATAGAGATGGAATTATCGAGTTAAGACGAAATTGCCCAGACTTAAATTTAGGTTCTTCTAGATATGCTCAGGTTCGTATATCTGTTGATGGCACTCATTATCTTAAAGGAATGGCATTATATTCTGATGATTTACCAGAAGGAAAAGATATTAGATTTAATACAAATAAATCTAAAGACACTCCAATGCTTGGTTCAAAAGATAATTCAGTGTTAAAGCCCCTAAAAGATGACAAAAACAATCCATTTGGGTCTTCTGTTGTTCAACATCATTATTCAGATAAAGATGGAAAAGAGCAACTTAGTGCTTTAAATATTGTTGGATCAAAAGATGAAGATGAGCATAAAGAAGGTTCATGGCTTAACTGGACTAGAGCAATATCTTCTCAGTTTTTATCTAAACAGGATCCTAGAGTTGCTAAAAAGCAATTAGATGAAACAATAAGAGAAAAAAAAGATGAATACACTGATATTTTAAAAATCACGAATCCATTAATAAAGAAAAAAGAACTTGAAGATTTTGCTGATGGTTGTGATTCTGATGCATCTCATTTAAAAGCATCCGGATTCCCAAGACAAGGAGCACATATTCTTTTATCATTTCCTGATATGAAAGAAAAAGAGGTTTATGCTCCAAACTATAATGATGGTGAAGAAGTAGCACTTATTAGATTTCCTCATGCTGGAACATTTGAAATACCGGTATTAAAGGTTAATAACAAACCAAGTAATCCAGCATACAAGGATATTTATAATGCAAAGGATGCTATCGGTGTTAGTCCTAAAGTTCTTCCAATATTATCTGGTGCTGATTGTGATGGTGATACTGTTGTTGTTATTCCATTAAAAAATCAAAATATTAAGACTAGACGAGATTTAGTTTTAACAAATTCTTTAAAGGAACTACAAAATTTTGAACCAAATAAATATGCTCTTCCAGAGTCAGCTCCTAATATGACTGACAAAACTAAGCAAAAGAAAATGGGCGAAGTATCAAACCTTATTACCGATATGACAATTGGTGGAGCAGATACGGATGAACTTGTTAGAGCCGTACGACATTCTATGGTTGTTATAGATGCGCAAAAGCATCATCTCGATTATAAACAATCATATCGGGATGAAAACATTGGGGAGTTAAAAGACAAATACCAAAATAATGGCAATGGAAAACATGGTTCATCTACGCTAATATCTAGAGCTAATTCTGATGTTAATGTACCAGAAAGAAAAGATTACTTCATTTCAAAAAATACAGTTGATGAAAACGGTAAGAAAATATATTTTGAGACTGGAAGATCATATAAAAAAGTATATGATACAAAGACTAAAAAATGGAGAAATGTTTTAAAGACTGATATTATTACTCCTGACATGAAAATAAAGACAGTAAAAAATACTAGCACTACCAAAAGCATGGACTTAGTAGATAATGCGGAAGAGTTAATGTCAGGCCCAAATCATGAAGGAACTAGAATAGAAAAAGTATATGCTGATTTCGCTAATCAAATGAAAGACCTAGGTAATGCTGCCCGTAAAGAGTATATTTCAATAAAAAATGATAAGGTGGATCCAAGTGCAACTAAGGCATATTCTGAGCAGGTAGCTAGTCTTAAGGGCAAATTATTTAAAGCAATTCAAGCTAAACCCCTAGAGAGGAAGGCTCAGATAATTGCTAACCAGACTATACGGGAGGCAGTTGCAGCTAACCCCGACATCACAAAGGCCGAGCTAAAGAAGATAAAGGGGCAGGCACTTAATGGGGCTAGATACGTGGTCAATAATGGTAAGCCTAGATACCGAATAACCATAACTCCAGAAGAATGGAATGCGATTCAAGCAAATGCATTCACAAGTAATATAACTAGGCAGATTATAGATAATGCAGATTCTGATGAAATAAAAAAGTATGCAACACCAAGAGAAACAGTATCATTAGTAGAAGCTAAGAAGTCTAGAGCAAGAACAATGTATAATAATGGTTTTAGTTTAGCTGACATTGCTGATGCTCTTGGAGTTTCAACAAGCACTATTTCTAGAATTGTAGAGGATTAATTATGAAAGACACGATGCTAACAACAACTGACAATCCATATGATCCTTTTACTCAATTTGACAATTGGTATGAGTATGATACAGAAAAAGGTTATAATACTTGTTCGGTCATTGATCGGTTTGCAAAAACTTCAAACAATTTGTCTGATGAAGTTAATGATGATCTTATAGACAAAGCGTACAATGAAATTATTAGATTATCACCAAATGTGTTTGGATTTGGCAATGTGTTTTATAAGAAGGTATACAAGACTATTAGCTAAACTAATCATGTATACTGCACATGCATATACTTCTTGTGTGCATACTACTAATTCTAAAGTACAATACTTCAATAAAAGGGAAGCCAATGAAATTTAGTTTCCCTTTTACTTTTATGTTCAGCAACTAATTATGTTTAATACTTTTATTAACTTTCTAAAAAGGAAAAAGTTAATAAAAATAGTTAAATAATTATAAATTTTTATAAAAACTAATTATTTTAACATTTCTCGTTTTTATTTATGAAACTATTATCAGACACTACACTACACTTCAATCATCGATTCATTGCACATAGGGGGGGGTCCCCAGTTGGTACCCCTTGCGAAATCGCGCCGATCTTAAATTTTTCTCCGGAGGGTATTTTTTGGAAATTGTTCTTGCACACCCGCGTCGTTTTTTTATAGGAACTTAGGAACTTGTCTTTCTTTCATGCTTAAGCTTAGTCTCCTTTCTGATCTTAGTCTTGATTTCTGTACATAAATATAGAGCTCCTACTATTGTTGCTCCTAAGTTCCTATAAAAGTATGACCAAAGTGCTATAAAAGTTATGCAAAACTATATCAAAAGAGTATACAAACGTAGTAAGGAGGATAGAAAAATGCCTACGAAGGATCACAAAAAATTTCACGTGGCAACTACTCCTGAAGGCAGAGAGACCCAACTAGAAAATTTGGCCATGGATTTAGCAGAGAAACAATTGAGAGAAGGCACTGCGTCCTCTCAGGTTATTTCTCATTACCTAAAATTAGCTTCTTCAAAAGAGAAACTTGAAAAGAAGATGCTTGAGAAACAATTAGAATTAACACAAGCAAAAACAGAAGCGCTAAAGTCGGAGAAGAAGATAGAAGAGTTGTATTCCAATGCTATTTCTGCCTTTAGAATTTATAACGGATCTGATGGTGAGGATGATAGCAATGGCGATGAAAACATATAGTGAACTTATTACCATTAATAATTTTTTAGATCGTTATAAGTATTTGAGGATTAATGGTAATGTTGGATCCGAAACTTTTGGATACAATAGGTATCTTAATCAAGCTCTATATTCATCTAAAGAATGGAAACAGTTCAGACTCAAAGTAATATCTAGAGATTGTGCATGCGATTTGGGATTTCCAGATCATGACATTTTTGATAAGAAAGGAATAATCATTCATCATATTAATCCTATAACTCTAAAGCAAATCTATCAGAGAGATCCGATGATTTTTTCTATGGATAATGTTATATGCACAAGTTTAAGAACCCACAATGCAATACACTATGGTTCGGATTATCTCATTACTGATTCATTAGATTTATCAAGAAAGAGAAACGACACTTGTCCATGGAAAGATAATGACTAATCAAGTTAAAATAGCTAGTATGCAATTTACATTATACTCAGAACCAAATGAATCATCAGAAGTAATTTGCAAGATTAAAGAAGGAACAGAATTAATCATAAATTCTATCAATGGAAAGTTTGTTGATTTGGTAACAGTTTATGGTGTAGAAGGCTACACTCCACTAGAAAGTTTTGAGGTAAAATCATGACCGAAACAAGTATCTTAAAAGATGTAAAAGCCAATATTCCAATTGGAACTGACGTTACAGCTTTTGATAATGAAATTATTGAAGATATTAATGCTTGTTTTCTAATACTTTTTCAAGAAGGTGTTGGACAGCAAGAATGCCCATTTGTTATTACGGGTGACACTGAGCAATGGGATGAGTTTATTTCCGGAAAGAAAAATTTGGAAGCTGTTAAACTATTTGTTCAAAAGAAAACAAAATTAATGTTTGATCCTCCACAGAATGGAAACTTATTAGAAGCAAATAAGGATATTCTTAAGGAGATTGAGTGGCGATTAAATTTTGAACATGAGAATGAATAAGGAGAACATTTGAGTATGAGTAGATATTACAATTATGATAAATTATCAAATGATCAGCTTGCTCATTATGGTGTTTTAGGAATGCGCTGGGGTCACCGAAGATTTCAAAATGAAGATGGAACATTAACTGCCTTAGGAAAACTTGAAGAGGCTAAAGAAACTAATAAACAGTCAATAAAGGACGCACAACGCGCATACAATAGAGCAGTATTTTCTTCAAATAAGGACTTGGCTAAACGTGCAGTATCAAATTATGCAAATGCAGTAAAAAAATACAATTATTCTGATGAGGATTTAAAAGATTATAAGATTCTTCAAAAAGTAAAATCTCAAAAGCATATATCAAATAACCAGAATAAGTTAGTTCAACAATATATGTCTAAAGATGGAATGACAGAGGATGAAGCCAAGATAAAGGCATATAAAGATATTAGAAATAAAAGAATAGTAATGGCTGTATTGGGAACCTCTGCTGCCGTTGCATTGGCATATACTGGATACAAATATTATCAAAATAACGTTGATAAGATTATAAAGGCTGGAACTAAAATTCAGAATATTTCAATAGATCCAAATAAGGATTCTTCGAACCCTTTTTATGCAAGTTTAAATAATAGTGACAATAAAAAATATACTGGTATGTTTGGAGGTCAATTGAGAGATAGAGGATATGAAGATATTTATAAAACGACATTTACTCCAACATCCGATTTACATCTTGCCTCTAGAAAAACGGTTATTAATTCGTTGAATGATTTAGTTAAAAATGACAAAGAGTATAAGGATGAATTATCGAAGGCTCTTACAGATAAAGAAGCATGGGCTAAATTGGATAGTAGATACACAAGTACCTTTAATAACGCAATAAAGGAACTTAATAAAGGAAAAGTAGGAAAAAATTTATACAAGATTACAAATGTAATGCTTGTAGATCGTTCTACACCAGAAACAAATGACTTATCAAATAAGTTGTATTCAGCATTAAAAAATAAAGGATATGATAGTCTTCTAGATGTTAATGACATGAAATATAGTGGGTATCAATCTAAAGCTCCTACTATATTTTTTAATAACAACAAACTTTCCAAAATAGCAACTACCAAATTAAATAATACAGATATTCTTGAAAAACAAGTTGCCGAACAAGGAAAATTATATGCTAAGGTTCTTCTAAAAGCGGTTGGTTCTATGGCCGCTGAAAACGTTGCAATAAGTGCAACAACAAAGCATATTATTGAAACTTCAAAATTTAGTAAACAAGAAAAAATGGTAAATAAGTACCGTAAAGAGCATCCAGGAACAAAGATGTCATTCAAAGAAATTGTTAGAAGTTTAGATCAATAGAAAGGAAATTTCAAATGAGTAGATATTTTAATGAATTAAGTTCTTCAGACTACTTAGAACATTTCGGTGTTCTAGGAATGCACTGGGGTGTTAGAAAAAGTTTTAATCGGTTAAGCAGATCAATAAAAAGAAATCATAGGAATAAACAAGAAATTTCCAAGATAAAAAAATCTAGAAAACAAGCATATAAAAATAGATATTTATTATCTGACGACGATTTAAATAAGTACGCTATGAGGTATGCTAAAGAAAAGCAATTTAAAGATTTATCAAATGAAGATTTGAAGCCAGTTAGGACCCTTGTAAAAAATGTATTAACTAATGAAGGCCAAAAAGCAGTATCAACAGTAATTCAAACAAAAGTAAGAGATGCTGTTGGAGGAAAATAAGGGTGGAATATGCTATCAAATACTGCAGTTCCAAAATACTATGACAAATTTAGAAAGCAAGTATTATCTGGAGAAATTCCTGTAAATGACAATGTTTCAATGGAAATGAATCGTATTGACTCATTGATATCCAACAAAGGAATTTATTACGATGAAAAAATTGTAGAAGGTTTTAGAAAATTTTGTGAATGTGAAATGACCTTAACCGATGGTTCTGATTTACATTTGCTTGATACTTTTTCTCTTTGGGCCGAAGAACTATATGGATGGTATTATTTTGAGGATAGAAGTGTATACCAACCAGGAACCAATAACTCAGCAGGACGATATGTGAAAAAAAGAGTTAAAAAACGTTTGGTCAACAAGCAATACATAATTGCTGGAAGAGGTGTAGCAAAATCAATGTATTGTTCGTGTATTCAAAATTTTGAGTTAAACATTGATCCTACAACAACTCACCAAATTACAGTTGCACCAACTATGAAATTGGCTGAAGAAGTAATGTCACCAATTAGAACTTCAATAACAAGAGCAAGAGGACCAGTGTTTAAATTTCTAACAGAAGGGTCTATTCAAAATACAACTGGATCAAAAAGTAATAGAGTAAAGTTGGCTTCGACTAAAAAAGGTATTGAAAATTTTCTAACTGGATCATTATTAGAAGTAAGACCAATGAGCATCGACAAACTTCAAGGACTAAGATGTAAGGTTGCAACTATCGATGAGTGGCTTTCTGGAGATGTTAGGGAAGATCCAATGGGTGCAATTGAGCAAGGTGCTTCTAAGATTTCAGATTATATGATTATTGCTACATCATCTGAAGGAACAGTTAGAAATGGTCCTGGTGATACAGTTAAAATGGAATTAACTAAAATTCTCAAGGGCGAATATTATAACCCACATGTGTCTATCTGGTGGTACAGATTAGATAATATTAATGAAATAAATGATCCATCAAAATGGGTTAAAGCAAATCCTAATCTAGGAAAAACAGTTAGCTATGAAACTTATCAGTTAGATGTTGAAAGAGCAGAAAATGCACCTTCAACTAGAAATGATATTCTAGCAAAAAGATTTGGAATTCCTATGGAAGGATACACTTATTTCTTTACGTATGAGGAAACTCTTCCACATAGGTCAAGCACTTTTTGGTCACTTCCATGCTCAATGGGAGCAGATTTATCACAAGGTAACGACTTTTGTGCGTTTACCTTTTTATTTCCTTTGCAGAATGATGCGTTTGGCATAAAAGTCAGAAGTTATATTTCTCAGACTACATTCAATAATCTTCCGATGGCTATGAAATCAAAGTATCAGGAATTCATATCAGAAGGAACTTTAATTGTTATGGACTGCACAATTCTCGACATGAATGATGTATATGATGATTTAGATCAACATATTATAGACACAAAATATGACGTAAGAACCTTTGGATTTGATCCATATAACTCTCAAGCATTTGTTGAACGTTGGGAAAAAGAGAATGGTCCTTTTGGAATAGAAAAAGTTATACAGGGTGCTAAAACAGAGTCAGTTCCATTAGGTGAGATTAAATCACTTGCTCATGAAAGACTTCTAATATTTGATCAGAAACTTATGCAATACACAATGGGAAATTGTATTGCCGTTGAAGATACAAATGGAAATAGAAAACTTCTTAAGAAGAGGTACGAACAAAAAATAGATAATGTTTCGGCATTATTAGATGCGTTAGTCGCATACAAAAATAATAAGGAGGCTTTCGAATGAGCAGATATTACAACGAATTAACATCGTCTGAGCATTTGCAACATTACGGAGTACTAGGAATGAAATGGGGCGTTATACGGGATAAAAGATATAGTTCAGGTTTAAGAGTTCTTAACCGAAAACATCGTATAGCACTTAGTAAGGCAACAAGTAATTCTGAAAAACATGAAATAAATAAAAAACATGTAAAAGACATCTTAGAGTTGAAAACAAAAATTGCAGATAAAAAATACCCAAATAATTCACATGCTGCTAATAAGATGATACAAGATAACAAAAATGCTAATTTGGCTACTTCTTATTTTTCTGCCAAATATTATCAAGCATATGCTAATGATAAAGACCGTTCAAAACATCCTATTAGAAGTTCTGTAAAGGCTGGGCTTAAAGCCGCTGGAAGTGACACATTAAATAATCTATCATTTGGTCTTCATGGTCTAGCTGAAGGTCAAAAGAATAGAAGTATGAGATCAGATGAATACAAAATGAGAAAGAACACCAGAAAGGCTTTATATTACTCTGAAAAGGTAGCTTCTGGTGCCGCTATTGGAGCGTCTATAGCAGTGCCTATATTAACAATATATAAGGCATACAAAGTAGCAAACCTTGTCCAAAATAAAGCTAAAGTTAACAAGGCTTTTGCTGAAGGAAATGTCTTTGATGCCTAGAGAGGGGTAATAATGTCTGAAAATTCTATAGGCAATAGAGTTAAAAATGCCTGGAATGCTTTCGTTAGTAATAAAGATCCTACCACTTATTATAATGGGCCATCAACCTATTATAAACCTGATAGAGTAAGACTAAATTATGGCAATGAGCGATCTATAATTACTTCGGTTATTAATCGTATTTCAGTTGACGCATCATCTATAAATATTAAGCAAGTAAGACTTGATGCTAATGGAAAGTATAAAGAAACAGTAAACACATATTTAAATAAATGTTTAAGTATAAGTGCTAATGAAGACCAAACAGGAAGAGCATTTATTCATGATGTTGTTTTATCAATGCTTGATGAAGGATGTGTTGCAATAGTACCAACTGATACTATTTATAATCCGAATAACACGTCAGCTTATGACATTACAAAAATGAGGGTCGGAAAAGTTGTTCAATGGTTTCCTAGAAAAGTTAAAGTCGAATCGTTTAATGAAATAACTGGAA